CATTAACCCAAGTACTACTAAAAGCAGGATTGCAGTAGCTACAAGCAAACTGACAAGTACGATCGAAGGAGATTTCCAAAGTTTTGAGATTAGTATCCAGTTCTGGGGGTTGATTAAATGCCTCATTTAGTGCCACTATAGGGTAAATTTTACTTTTGTACACACGATCGCTAATGGCATCGGTTGCCATGTCTTCGATCTTCCAGCAGTATTCACAACCTTCCGGACGTTCACCTGCTAACATTTTTTTACGGTCATCCTTCTTTTTTGCTGTGTTATGCAATGCAGCAGGATTAACCTTTAGCTCTTCTATATCAATTGCATGCGCCGGTGGATGATGACAACTTGTTGTTTGTCCCGAACCTAGCCATATAGTGGCATTGTACCATTTGGCAGCACAGAAACTAGCACTTTTGGTATCCAGTATTTGATGTTTAAAATCTAAATCATTCATTGATATATTTTGTCATAAACTGTTTGAAGCGTTCTGGAAACTCGGCTCGGACTTTGATTCGCATTTCGGTAAGGTGTTGTTGATTGTATTTACATACATTGTAACACTCTTTTAGGAAACTTGCAAGATCTTGTTGACATAAATCCCGGACAAGTTGACTAACTCTTTCTAATCGAGCTTGATTATTCTCTATCAAATCAAAACTTTCATCGATCACATGACCAAATGTTTTAAATCCTAAATTATGCATATCTCTGTAATAGCCTTGATTGGCCACTGCTATCCAAGGATGTCCCATAGCAACGGGTTTCCATATCTTTTCTGTTCTGAAACTATAAGGATAATCAAATACTGTTTCGGTTACCAAGCTAAAGTAAGTGTCGCTGTATGGTCTAGCATCAAGGTATATTTCACCCCATATTCCAGTGCCGAACAGTTTACTTTTTACATTGTTGTCACTGACAGAAAAGTCAGTATTGAATCTTTTATTTTCGTACTGCTTGTTTAGCAGTTTTATAGGCCCGTTGCTGGCGTCTAAGTTAGACCATAAAGCTGTATCAAGCAATTTGGATAGTGCTGCTATCATATACTTTCTATGATAGCGATATAGTCCATTTAAAAATAAAAACTTGTACGGTCTTTTTGTTGAATAATTGTTGTTATATGTTTGTATAGCATTGATGTTTTCATTGTAATCTAATATTTTTGGAAGAAAACTATCGTATTGCAAACACGGGTACGACTCTTCCATATCGCCGCCGCCGATCAATAATATTTTTTTATCTAATACCAATTGCGTTATGTTAAACATATTGCAATGTTTTTTTAATGTGTTAGACCCCTCCAACGGGTTGCTTAATATTATCTTAACAGTGTCATTGTTGTTTGCTACATCCTTGAGCCAAGGCATATTTAAAACAAATTGCTCTCGCCCTATTAGATATATAGCATTTGAAATTACAGCATCCTGATGTAAATTGCAAAACTTGTAATCCACATACGGGTCGATGTTGTCATGTACGTCACAATTTACATCAACTATTAGTTTACGATTGCCGATCATAGTATTCGCACTGGGTCCACCAGCTTTTCATTTCAGGAAATGTTGCTAAAAAATCTGTGTCATGCCTGCGGTCCGCTTCACTGAAGAAACGATAAAAGTCTGCTTTGTTTGTTTGCAAGTATTCCTTGTCCAACTGTTGCCCGTTGCGCATCCACGCTATGTCACGATCAAGACGGGCTATTTCGTAATCTTTAAAGCCGTGGAATCTGGTTGCTTCTGTTTCAATGTCTTGTTGCATTGAAGTTTTTAATTTGTCCAACTGTGCAACATAACTTTCTGGCAACAGTTGCAAACTTTGCCAAGTTGGTTGACGCAACACAGGAGTATCAAACCACACACGTTGATATGTGCTACTGTGTTTTTTTCTAAGATCAAGTATGCCAGCAATCAGTTTTGGCAAACTTGTGACACTTAGATTGTTCATTGTCACAATGAATGTAATGCTGTTACGGTAAGGAACTTCGGTTAGGAATTGATTTACCCTGGCCCATACCAAATCAAAGTCAAGTCCGTGACGCATGTATTCTGCTTGTTCGCCCCACCCATCTAAACTGATGTACTGCATAAAGTGTTCGATTACACCTTCTTGGCACAGTTGTTTTGTATATGCAAGATACTTTTGCCATAGTTTTTCGTCTACACTAAAGTTACTGGTCACATTCAAGTGCAAATCAGGCTTGGGATTGACCAACACATAGTCAAACACTCTATATGTGTTTTTGTCCATCAAGGGTTCGCCACCGGTCATACGGAAGTGTTCTAGTTCTGGATACAGCGTAGGCCACCATTCCCAAAACGCATCCACATAAGGATTATCTTCACGAACCGGAATAGGTTTACGTTCTCCTGCAAAGTGTTCCGGAGCATTATGCGGAGTTGATGTAGGGTAAGCGCCGTGGCGGTCTATTTCTTGTTGCCATGTGCTACTGAACTGTGGACTACAATAACTGCAAGCAAGATTACAAGCATTGTTGAAGTTTACTTCAACATAACTGGGAGTAATGTCAGCATCCCACTCGGCATTTACAATCTTGCCAAAGTCTTTGGCGGCCCATGGCTCACCAGATCTATAATGACGGTCGCTTAGTTTACCGTTGTCTTCCATTGTCCAGCAATAGCTACACTCTGCTGGCCGTGTGCCTTCTAGCATCTGTTTACGCTGTTGCTTTTTGTAATCAGTGTTGTGCAGTGCAGAGGGATTACGACCTATTGCTTCTACAGGAATACGATGCAATGGAGGATGATAACAACTGTTATTGAGTCCCGTAGTTAGGTGTAGACTGACTTGTTTCCATTTGGCCAAGCACATGCTGGGACTAACAGTGTCCAACTGTTCTTTGATCAGTTCAGCATCGCTTAAAAACTTTGATTTAAAGTCTTTGCTAACTTCGTCGCCTTTATTTTGCACTTACCATCCTTCTTGACTGCGTATTACATCAATCTCTCGTACAGCAACACCGCGGTTATGCCAGTTGCTACGGTAATGGTGTTTGAAGAATTTGCTAGTGGGTTCATCAAACCACACCATTGGCAAGTCCAACTGTGTGCCAAGTTCTTCTGCCACTTTGCTTAATACAATTTCTGGATCAGTATCTTTGACTGTGTCCCACAATTGTTCAAGTGCAGCAAAGTCTTGTACTGTACGATAGTCCCAATCTGTCAACATGGTCATGTAAGTGCCCATGCGCGAGCCTGCCATGCTCCAAACACCATGTTCCGCATCTCGGCCCACATTGTGCCATACAGTTAAGTTGTCAAGATTGCGTTTGTGTGCGCGGTCTTTGAATTCAGCCAAGGTGGGTTTTTTGCCCACATTCAAACACATCTTGACACCTTCTCTAAAGCCGGCTCTCCAGGCATGAAAAGCAGATCCATTTGGAAATGTAGTTGAATAGCAATCGTGCATGGCCCAGTACAACGGATCAAAACAAAATTCTACTTCTGTGGCTTCGCGACCATCTGTGGCTTCGTGTGTTTGCATTTCGTTGGCAAACTTTCTTGTCCAAGAACTCAATCCACCGTTGCCGTACATCAAGCCATTGACATGATTGCGTGCTCGCCAACGAAACACAGCCGATTCCCATTGTTCAGTTGGTAGTTCTAATGTTAGATTAAAGAACTCTGGATCCGGCATGTTGTCACCATCGATCAATACAAAGCGTTCTGTTTCGCTTGCGGCGGCTGCTGCTTTGTGTGCAGCATCGCTTCCTTTAACTCCGTCGACGCGTTTGGCCCACGGAACCATGTTGCGAATCTTCACCCAGAATTCTTCTTTCTGCGGCTCGTCGTATGTCAAGTAAATGCAGTCAAGGTCTGCAATATCAATCCGATTCATGTGATTTCAAACTCCATTTAATATTTGGTTGTTGCTGGTCAACAACAATACTGATGTTGCCGGGCAAACAAGGTGTTCCAGAAATACCAGGAACTAGTTTGGTAACTATTTTCTTTGGTTTTATGTGTACCAGTTTGCCATCGACCACACGCACATTTCTTGAACTGTGTTGATATGCTGTAGCGTCTATGTCTATGTAATTACCTGGCAAGTCTTCCATGCTGTAAGATAATGGTGAACCATTCTCATTGTAGTACAGTCTAAAAAATACAGCACCGGGAACTGGCACTGGTTCCGCCCATGCTTTCCAGAAATTTTCAGTAGTTTTGTTCATTGTTTAACAACACAATTCCTGCGATAATTGATCAGTCCGTATGCGGCTATAATAAACCATACAATTTCAATAATTATACTACTGATGTTGGGTTTGTAGTATAAATTAATTCCCAAAAGTATTGCAACAATCAAGTTGGCCAAGTTGTACTGCCAGCCTTTGCTGTCTATCTTGCCTGCTACATTTAGGTAATAGGTGGTTAGTAAAATAACAACGCCAATGTTGCCAACAAAGTCACTCCAGCTGTAGTCATATTCAATCATAGTAGTTCCAATTTTTGTTGTTGTAATGCACAAATCCCCACTGTACTATTGTTTGTATTCGTAACCCTGGGTTGGTATTTTCCCATATCAACTCTTTTGTCCAATCTTTAGTATGAGTGGCAACAATGCCCTGCTTCATATGAACAATAGTAGGACCGTGCCCAACTGGCAATGTCACTTGTTCTCTGCCCATTATGTCTGCAGCCATGGCATAAACAACATCGGTTGACGGCTCTTCTTCGGCAAACTTTAATAGTGTTTTAAAGTCTGCCCAATTCTCAAATATATCTCTTACCCATTGGAAAAACTCTTGAGCTGTTTTACTCAACCGCCAATACGTTATAGCATTGTACACGTCTGGCAAGTTGTTGGCATCAAACAGTTTACGATAACGACGATGTGCGCTGGGCTGGTCATAAAAGTCTCTACATCCTTGACTCACAACTACGTCACGATGTTCAAACATGGTCCACAAATGGTCTACTGGACTGGCAACAATCATGTCTGCTTCCAGTTTAATAGTTTGCCTATAAGGACTTGCTCTGAACACTTGCCAGTCATTTGCAAAGCCACCTTTGTCACCGTACGGCAACATTTCTTTTGTTAGGATAGTTATGTTGGCGTCAGGATGCCATGCTCGTATGCTTGCGGCCAACTGTTCTGCACAGGCCACATAGTCCACTGTGTCTGTGTTGATGGCTGGGATCAAATACCCACGTTCAGCAAGGATTGGCAACGATTGCTCCCAGTTGTTGTTTGCCCATGGCATGAAAGTCTTGGTTCAATATGATCCACCGTGGTTTTTTGTCAGGAGTTAAAAAGTCTACCCTGTAGGAGTCTTGTGAAAGTTGTGTCAATTTGTGTTCTGGGGTAATACTTGCCAACGTGCCGGCAATCTCGTTGACTTGTAAGGTGTGTCCGTTCAGAGTATTTAATGCAATACTAAGAGAATGATCATTCCTGTACGTGGGTGTGTTATTTTTATATAAATTTCTGTAGTGAGTCCAATTGTTGCGTATCATTTCCATTGATTCAAATAGCAGTTGCGTTTTACTACAACGACGAAACATCATAACAGTTGCCCACCACATAGGCATCCTATGACTTCCAAAATAATTTAAATCATCAAATGTTTGTAGTCCGGTGACATCAGTTGCCCAGCGGTGGCATAAAAAGTCTTGATCACTTGCTAATACTGTAGAGAGTTGATTGCTAGCAACAACATAATCTGCATCCAATACCAATGTTTGATCCCATGGACTTAATTTGTAAGCATCCATGCGATTTGTATTGTGCCATGTTACATTTGAGTTGTAATCAGAAAAGTATCTTGCACCGCCCTGTGCCGGATCAGCAAGTATTACTTTGTCAAACGAATGTCCGCCGGCAGGCTCTTCCCGGGTAACAACACAAACAGGAATATTCAAATGCCGTTGTATATTTTTGGCAGACCAGTTGGCCATTGCGACATAATCAGTATGTTCGTTATTGAACGCAAATATTAATGCACCAACAGTCATCGTTTTTTGTTTGTTTCTTCATGGTCAACTAGCCATGCGTTCATTTGTTCTTGCCATCTTTGCATTGCGATACCCCGTAGTTCTTCTGGATTGACTCTAACAGGAGTTTCGTACAAGTCCAACAGCACTGCGTCTCCAGGAGGTACAGTAGCAAGCAACACCAACAATGTTGGACCAGCAGTCCACATTCCTCCGCTGTGCGCAAACAGCATTTTGGCTTGATATTTTTCTTTGAGCAAACGACGTGCAGCCACATGGTCAAAACGAGCACGGCTAGTTTCAATTAATTGATCAGTATTCATATAGATTATTATACAGGAAAGATAGACAAAAGTAAAGGGCCCGAAGGCCCTTTTGGTAAAAAATTACAGTTTAATTAAGCAACTGATGCTGCAATAGTCGGAGTGCCCCAAGATGCACTTGTCAAGTAAGTGGCACTCGGTACAAATAACGTAACTACTGTTGCAGGTGCTGTACCAAACGATACGAATGGTGACGCAGAAGCAGTACCACCTGTGATCACGTTGTTACCGCCTGGTGCTGGATCGCCGCCTGGGTCAACCCAAGTTGTAGTCAACACCAATTGTGTGCCGCTTCCGGCTGTTTTGGCATTTATGCTAATATACTGTCCGGCATACGGAGCAGTATCAGCATATTGACGATATACTTGTGTATCGCCGGTTGTAAAATTGAACCATCCTGTGCCAGTGGCCAGTGTATTTGGTGTGCCAGTGCCGCCAACTTTAGTAGTTCCTGTATAACTTGATGCTGCGATAACTTGTGGATTTAGTGCAGCGCCGCCGGTGATATAAATATCGCCAACCAATGTAGTAGCCAAGTCATTCCATTCTGCATCACCGTCATTACCGGTTGAAGTTTTGCTTGATTCCCATTTGATGCGTCCACCTGCGTTGAAGAAATAACGTGCAGCATTGGCAGTAGCAAATGTTACAGTATGTGTAAATGTGATTGTCCAGGCTGCGTTAGCGGATCCAGTGTTTGTTGTTTTGCTTGCTGCGCCACTAAATGTTGTAGTTTGGGCACCACTTGCTGCTGCATTACCACGCTTGGCAATAAGACTAGTGATGTCTGTGTTTAGATCTGCTAAAATTGCAACAGTAGTTCCAGTTGTTGGATTTGCTCTACTTGTGATAGTGGTGCCTTGATGACTTGCCATTGAAGTAATTTTACTATTCAATGTGGCCCACTGTGTTGCTGTGATGGTTGCTGCGACCGAAACTGTGGTCAGTGCTGTTTCCCCGTATCCTGCTGTGTCTGCACCAGTTGACCAAATTCCGTTTACGTTTGCTCCGTTTGTGCTAACAAACCCATTATAGTCTGTTGCCGCGATGATACTACCTGCTGTATATGCCATTTTGTTTTTAATCCCTTTGTATTAGTTGATCAACATCAACGCGAAAACTTCTCGCTGGGTGATTTTAATCTTGTAGAATCAATTGATTTTAACAATCGCTTCTACAATGCCTTGTTCTTCTGTTAATTTATCATTTAATGAACGACCAATAACATTAAACGCTGTTGCTTCTCCGGGCTGGGCAGCTCTTGCCAATCCATTTCCGGCCGAAACAAGTCTATCTCCTTTGCGCACCAACCCCATAGTGTTGACCGGGACACGTCCTGTCATTGCAACAGCAGGGTGAGTTGTGTCGGTACCAGCAAGACTGTTCATCAGGTAAGCAGCTCGTGTACTTATGACACCAAACACTTTTTCGCTTAGTTCATCTGTAACTCGAGTGATTTCGTTGGCACCTCCAAGTTCAACAACAGTACCTGCTTCTAGTTCAGCGTCAGCTGCAAAACGTTCTGCAACGTCGGCGTACTGAGCACTAATGTTTGTGCCACTGATACTGCCAGTGGCACCATTGATTGTCATAGCAGTAGTTGGTACACCGCCTTTGTTGACATTGAATGTTATGTTGCCGTTGTTAGTTTGATTATACAGTGTTACTGCTGTTCCTGCAACCCCGATTCGGGCATCTTGATTGGAACCAACCGATAAACCGGTATTGTTCAAAACAGCAAATGTACCTGTTGTTGTTTCCGCAACGTTCTTTAACATAAAGTCGGACGGATCATACCCTTCAAGTGTTTGAGCAACACTTGCTGTACCCTGGAACAACGGAACTTGCGCACCAACCAGTGTGCTCAGTGTGATACCGGGACGTACTGTTGTGTATCCTGCAATAGTGCTAGCCGGAGTAAATGCAGCATCCTTGCTGACAATACCAACAATATTATCTTCAACAAACAATTTAATTACAACGTGTGCTACTGCCACGTTGTCAGTTATAGAATCAGCAATTGCGCCAGTTGTACCTTGTCCGGATGTAAATGCCGGCCCAACTAGCAAAAATGCACTGCCTGTCCATACTTTAAGCTGTGCATTAACTGTGTCAAACCACAAATCGCCTGTTACGTTGTTTGTAGGAGCAGTTGCTTGGGCAGTAGTAGACGAAATCGTTTTCCACTGCGCGCCGTTGTAGGCTTTCATCAAACCAAGACTACTGTCCCACCAAAGTTGACCAGTTAATGGTGCTCCTGGCGCTGTGGGGTTGGACGAATTTTCCAACAGGTGGATACAGTTTTCGTTTAAGAATTCACCGTACCCAGCGTAGTTTTTACCAACCAGTATCATTGAACTGGAAGTGTTGATTGTACCATCTGCAACTGTAGCAAAGATTGTACCGTCTGTTAAGTTAATTGTATATGCCATTTGTAGCTTACTCCGTTAATTTTATTTATGCTGCACTAAGGTTCGTTAAAGTTTGGATACGAATTGTGTAATCAATCTGTATCTGTCTGTTCAAACTCTTTTGCACTGGGTGAAAGATTACATGGGTAATCAAGCGCAGGTCTGTTGCACTGCCGTTCCATGTTTTGAGCCCTAGCTCGTCAAACACATATTCACCATTGAAATTTGTGCTGTTATCAAACGCTTGTTGTCCATTCGGCTCGCCGTAGTCCAACAAACATGTTACTAAAATATCCGTGTATACCTTGCCAGATGTATGTAATACTTGCATTTTGTTATTGGCAGTATCAGTGTTGGCAGAAGAATTATCATCTACTACTTTGGAATATGTTTCGTTGTATAAATTAGCATTTTGACCAACTGTGTTTGGCGGCAAATATGTAATAATACCTGTGGGATCTACACTTGATCCACCGTTGCCAAACGCCATTGAATATATCTGGCCGCCACCTTGAGCAGATGTTCTGTTGCTGAGTGTTTGAGCCATTGCATACGATATATTTTCGTAATGGATTGCGTTCTTTTTGTCCACTAATACTTCGCCGGTAGCAGGGACATGGATTTTAACAAATCCTTCAATTTTGGCTAGGCCTGGCTGAAATATCATGCTCGCTTCTCCACTATAACTTCCTTGGTTTTTGGGTCAAAAATACGAATATGTCCTTCAACAGAAATAGTCCCAGTTTCCTGGGGTTTTTTGGCCGGTACTGCTGGCTGTTGCGGTGTTGTATTTTGATTCATACTTTATTTACCTTGATTATTCGCCCCGTAAAAACCTTGCGGCATCTGTGTCAGTATCTTGCAATGCAACTCCGTTGCTTGGTGTTCCGGCACCGGGTGCATACCATGTGACACCACGTTGAACCAAGATAGTAATCTCGGCCCCGTCTGCTGGCGCAGTGTCAAACAACACAGTTACCGGATTTTCGTTAGTAACTGTGTATCCGGCTGTTTGCAACGTGCCGCCTACATACACTTCGATTGCTTCAATATCAACAGTACTATCAGCACCTGACACATCTATCAGCGAAGCAACAAATGATGTTGTTACACCATTGCCAAGATTTATACCCGACACCAATGGATAAGGTACGGTGGACACAATATAGTTTTGATATTGTGATTCTAATAGATTACCACGACTGATGTTGTAAACGTCTGTGTTTATGGCATGGCTGGCTGCGCCTGTTCCTGCTGTGCCGCGACGTAATCCACTTACAGTATTGGCATTGGTGTCACGAGTACGGTACATAATTCGTTCGCCATCTATAGTCAACAGTCCCCAAATATTGCTAGTTAAATTTGGTTGATTAAGTGCAGCAGCGTTGTAAACATGAATTGTATCGTCAGTGGCACTCAATGCCTGAGTCAAGTATGTTGTGGTTGCTGAAGTAATTCGATAAGTTGCTTGGACTTTGCGCATGTCTTGGAATATGCGGAATGCCATTGCTGCCGGAGCAATACTTAAAGTAAACTCGGTAATCATCACAGTATCCGTAGCCGACAATGTGTATCCACCTGCTAGTACAATTTCGTTGTTGACAATTGTGTAATCAACATTGTTGAATATCAAGCGACCGTTCAATGTGACAAACAATCGATCTGGATCTGTGTTTGTATGGTCCAAGAATAAGTTGTTGAGTGATACTGCTTGTGTTGCACTGTAATCAAATGTTCCAGCTTCGTTGATCACTATGCCAACATCAAAGTTCAAACTATCAAATGGTTCTGTCAGCGTTTGTGTGCCGCCCACCGGACCAACATACACTTGTGTCAACAAATCTTGCTGACGAGTGTCATTCCAACTTATTACGGAAATAATTTCACCAGTGACTGGCACAAGGCCACCGTACTGGTTAAACAACAGTTGGTCTCCGTTTATCACTGCTTGTGCATTGGTTGTTACACAAATTAAAATCTTTTCGCCATCTGATGGTGTTGTAGCAAATATTACAGAACGAGGCGTTTCTGTATCATACGGCTCTACCAGGTAATCAATATTAAGAATCAACGGAACATCGTTCATGTATACACGAACTTCGTTATCGGCAATCAAGGCTTGACTAAATCCCAACCGCTGCGGTAACAAATATTCACTTGTGCCGTCGGCCAAGTATTGTGCGCCAGCAGCAGTTCTAACACGACGGCCACCAACGCTGACGTAGACATTGTCTGGGTTGGTATACTCCATGTTGTAATTTACTGTGTAACTGTATTGATTGGTGACACCTGTAATATTTTGAGTAACCGGAAGTGCCCAGCTATAATCTACTGTAGCATTATCAACAGTTGTTAATCCAATGGCCCCGATCATCAAATAATCAGCTGCAGTATAAGTTTCTCCAAATGTCAACAATGTGCTTGTGGTGCCATTGCTGGCATAGGTGTAATTGATAGTTAAACTGCCATTGACAAATATAACAAACTCTTCAATCAACGAAAATTGAACAGGAACTACCAACAAGTTTCCAACTTCGTCGCCGTTGAACGAACGCTTGAGTAACTGGTTTCCGCCACCAATTTCATATAGCGACAGTGATATCACTTGACCTACATTTACATCATTGCTGGTTATTGTTATAGTTTGATTTGCCCAATTGGCTGTGTAATCTACGTTACGATACAACACCAACCCAGTTGTTTGATTTACTACAAACATTGTAGCAGGGGTTGTTTCTAATCCAGCAAAACTAAATGTTTCCTGAAGTGTTGTTACCTTGTATTTTTGTAGTTCAATGCGGAAACCATGTCCATCACGCGCCCAGTCTGCACCTGGTGTTGTGTAAACGCGCATATCCAGCGTGTCAAACTCGCTGCCGGGCACTAGTTCTTCTGGAGCATAACTTGAATATGTGTCAATATATTCTCCGCCATCTGCGTTGATGCTGGTGGCCAGCGTTCCCAAATACGGATCGTTATATGGGCTTTCGTAAATAGCATCCAATATAGTTTGATCGTAAGTGGGTTTTCCTTCCGGACCATATGTTAAATTATCAAAAGGTGTTGTGTCAAACGGTGCCAAGTCAAAGCCTGGGTATTGGTCATATCCTACTCCGAACATTTGTACGCCTGGGTATTCAACTCCGTCAATCAGCAATGGTAAACTTAATCCGGGCTCGTTGACAGTAGGAGTATAAAATCCCATTGTACGATCAACGCCGCTCAGCAAAGCAGGGCTAACTATTGTCCACTGATCTGGATCAAAGGTACTACTTTGAATTCCTGGGCTGTCATCGGCATCAGCTTGCCACACACGATTTAAATAACGCACTTGTGTGCCATTGTCGTAGTTTGCGTCAGCTTGCCATTCAACAATATCAGACGAGTATTCGTATCTGTCGTACTTGATTCTGGTAGTGACTTGGCGAACCAACTCATTGCCCATTGTTACTGCGGCAGCTGCGCCTGTACCGTTGCCACCAGTAAATGTTATTGTAGCAGTGGTTGTGTAGCTGCTGCCATAATTGTCAATTGTAACTCCGGTGACCTGGCCTGCGCCGTTGATTATAGCAGTCATTTCTGCTTGTTCAACACTGTTGCCAGTCACTGTGATTGTTGGCGCAACTGTGTAACCAGTGCCGCCGCTTGTAATAACAACGCTTTGAATACTCAATGTGTGATTGGCGTACCATTCGTCCCATGGCGTTTGTGCCCACACTGTTGAGTTGGACAATGTGTCAGCATTAAAGTTTGTATTGCTGACCGCCGTTGACTGTGTGTATGGCAACAATACTGGGCTAATAAATTCCGGAACAGTTAATGTTGAATCCCAGTATGATGGTATGTCAAAGTCGGTTACTGACCCAGGGAAAGCATCGTTGCCGTTGTAAGACAAATTAAACTCACGAATTTGTGTGTGGTAAGGTTTAACTTCTTGTATATAGTTCAATACAAAATCTTGATTGTCTTGGTTGTAAAACTGGTACGGTAACAAATTGCGGATCTTGTGATCTACATCAATCAAACTGGTTTTGATTAACCATTCGGGTGCTGCAAATTCGCTCATTATATATTCAAACACCAGTGTCAACGCACGGTTACGTTCAATCAACAATTCATCAACAAACAACTGTTCGTTAATTGCTTGAATAATCTTGCGAGTTTCAATCACCGGCTCTTGATCAAAATATTGTGCATCAAATACTTCTACGTCAAACCCAAAATTGCCAGCAGCATAATTCCATAATGACTTGCTGAATTCAATTGTGCCATCCTCTAAGCCTACACGATCCCATCCAAGATCGGTACGTTGATAAATTTCAAATTTGCCTGTTCCCAGTGCGTTGGTTACTTTAACGCTGGCACCCACTGGTGCAGTGTTTAACGTTAGTGCAGACAGTCCGGCGTAGTTTGATACTGTGGCCACAGGGTTTAGATTTTTATTATAGCCAATCAAGTACCAGTCAATGTAACTCCAGTAACGACGTGTGTCGTAGTTTTGCACACGAATCAAAGTTAACTTTCTTGATCCAAATAGTGATCCTGCAACAACGTCGTATATTGTCCAAAACCCAGAATTGGTTGAATCAGACACTACCAAATATTTGTATCCATAAGGCACAATACTTAAATTTTGATAACTCAATTCATCTAGGTTGGCAATACGCTTGTTCCACGCACCTGAGCTGGCCGACGGCTCAGGCTCTCTGCTGTTGAGTATTGTAAAGTTCTTTGTTTCGCTAACAGGATACTGTGCCACAACTGTGTTGGCTCGTCCAAGATAATTTTCCAATGCCAAGAAACGATCAACAAACATGCTTTGACGTGGGCGGAATTCAACACCATAGCGCATTGCTGGACTCAATTCAGCATCTGGCACATTGGCGCCCAACAGGTTGATACCAGAGAAACTGTCTTGTAGTTTTAAGTATAAACTATCGCTTAGGAAACTGTTGCTGCGCCCGGCAGCAATTAATTCGTATTCTTGGTGTACATTGTCGTCATTTACCAAACGATCGTATTCGATATGCAAAATTGTGTCTTGAGCACTTACCAAATCAAGCACATTGTATATTGCAACGGTGCTTGCATCCAATGGTGCAAGATATGCAATACCACTGGCACGTGGATATTCAATATAGTTGGCAATTGCAGTGGTGCTGAGTTTTTTGCCTGCTGCAGTATTGACTGTAGAAATATTTCTTACCCAGAAATAATAACGAGTAGCAAAAATATTTTCAGAATTTAATTCAGCACGAGTAGTAAAACTCAAGAAGCTCAATGGAGTTCCTGGGCCTGTATAGTTAGAAGGTGTTACATCACTTTCGATCCACTGATAAACGTCAATACGGCTGCCCGGGAATGTCTGTCCCCATCGACGGCTTGCGTAAACAATATCGTCTTGATTTGGATCAATGAAACGAACTGAGTTGGTGTCCCACCAAATTTGACCAACTCTTAAAGCACTCCACGGATTGCCAACATTATGAATCGGGCCATTGCTGTAATTTGCAGGATCCACTGCACCAATGTAATCAATGTTTTCACGGGCAACACCAAGTATCTTGCCTTGCAATGGATTGAAGAAATCCAAATAACTAGTAACTTGTGATTCTAATTTATCATACATGTAAACAGAATTCAGCAAAGCAACATCTACCACGGGTGTTTGCTGATGTTTCACTGCCCATGCTTGTTTGCGTTCAGGGTTGTCAAATATAACAACTTGACCAAAATTAGCAAATTGGCTGTCTTCTAGATCGTTACCAGGAGCGCCAACCAACAGTTTGCTTGTTACGTAACTGAGTCCTGTTCCGTAGTTGTCCAGCTCGTTGGTTTTGTTGTTGTACAATTGTTGGCCAAACACAAACTTGCCAGGGTCGGTCACTGTGTCTGTTGCACTTGGCAAATAATCAAATGTGTACGCTACGCCACTTTGTACGATTGTAGTTGAGAATATTGTGCTACGGTCATCAAAGTAAGTTGCATTGGCATCAAATGTAACTGGCTGATACATGTTGCCATTTGGCGCGCCAACAACCAAAGTTGATGCAGTTGAGTCAACAGTCAGACTAGCACCAAAGCGAGCAAATTGGCTTGGATTTGGACTTGTGATAGTTTGTGTATATGAATAGTTCACAAAGCCAATGTTGACAAACGCTGTGCCAGTAAGCCCAGGCAATACGTTCAATTTTGTTCCTGGCAATGCAGCAGCAGAGTTTATAACACTGATAGTCAATATGCCAGACACTACACGAATTATAGTTCCGCTGGCCGGTGTGCTACCAAATGTAACAATGCCAGTAGTGTTGTTGTAAGTGTAATTGACATTTATTGTTTGCAACACAGTGTCGGCGTATACCACTAGCGTATAGCTGTTGTATTTTGAATATGTTACACCAATGTCAAACGTTTTTACAAGTCCGTTGGCGGTAAAGTACACATCGTCGCTGACTGCGGCTGTGACGTTTGGAATACCAATTCCGTCATTCAACGCAGCAATTGCTGTAACTAATCCTGCTACATTGTTGTTGGGAATTGCTGGTACAGCAACTTGATAATTGTTGACGCGAATTGTATCTCCTGCTGTTAAACTTGGATTTGCAACAGGTGATGAAATTATTCCGTACACACGAGCTTGATTAACGTTGCGCTGTACTGCGCCAGTGTCATCGTTGGCATTTTGCGGTGCACCCGAATAAATGCTACAGTTTGTTGAGCATAAATCTACATCCCATCCAAATTGTGCTTGATAAATTGGCGTGTTGTCTGCTGTTTGATTAACAGTATCCCATGTGGATGTAGTTACAATTTGCTGCACTTGATTGAATATGTTGCTTTCAATTTCAACAATGTCGCCGACTGTCAATACAACAGCACTGGTCAATACAACATCGCTGCCAACTATGTTGAATCCACCGTTGATGTATTGTGCAGCATTGGTCAAGAACACATTGTTGATCAATACGCTAACAGGCGCTGCAGACCCTGACGGCAATGCAAAAGTTGTTGTGCCAGTTTCGTTTATACCAATTTGGTATCTCAACACACTACGATCGTAAACATATGTGCTGCCTGACTCCAACGTGCTAACAATGGTTGTTGGAGCACCAATTACAACTTGACGTCCGTCGGTTGAAGCAGCAACACTATAACCAAAGTTGGCGCTGCCTGCTGGACCAGCAATTTTGTCAATGTATCTGAAATATGTTTTGGCTAATGCATTGATTATAGCACCAGCAGCTGGATTGGATCCAGCTTCAAATGTAACTGTTGTTCCGGTAAATGTATAATCAATGTACGGACGCTGTACCAAGCCGTTGACTATCAATGTAAACGAGTTGGTGGTGGTTGCAGTATACAAATACTCTGCTAAATCAAAGTTACTTGTATTGTCAACGCCAGACCCAGCAGTAGTAAATGTAACAATGCCGCCAACGGTCACAGTTGATACTGTGACAACCAAATCATTTGCGGGTGATGTTCCACCACCAATGCTGGCAGCATTGATTGTAACAGTGTCGCCTATGGAATAATCCAAGCCAGGTGCAGTCAACTGCACAGCATATGTTCCGCGAGTACGGTCAACTGTGAATTTTGCTTGTGAACCTGCCCCAGATGTGGAATCTTGCGTTACGCTGTAATAAACTTGATGATCAAGCTGAGTGGCTTCGCGACGTGCAATTACAATTGTTAATCTAGATTCCGGAGCAGTAGTAAACAATACTGCATTTGCACTTAATGTATAATCAACACCTTCTATTTGTGCAGTATTGTTAACAACAACTACCATTTGACCTGGTTGTGTGTAATCAACAATAATATTGTCTGAAAATGCATATTGCTGAGTTGTGCCATCTGATGTGTATGTAACTGACTGCGGTGCTGAGTCAGCACGCCCGTATGCATAAACTGCATTTTCGGCAGGTGCTCCAACATAAACAATACGTTCGTCTTTGCTTATTGCAACTGATGTGCCAAAACTTCCTGCACTAGCAGCATAGTCCGGTGCAACCAACAATTGAGGCTGTGTAAACGCGCCCGAAGCAGACCGGTTGATAATTGATGCATACCCAACACCGCCGAAGCTGAGACTTGCTCCTGCCACTGCCCAAGTTTTATTACCAAAATCAATATTGTTTCCGTAACCCAACGTTCCGGGTGCAGTTAAGAACAACAAACTATCTTCAACGTATTCCCCAGCAGTGCCGCGCTGGTAAGGATATACTGCACCTGTTGCTGTGCTGGTCGAGTCATTGTAATAAGCAGGTGCGCCTACTAGTGCAGCAAGATTGTCATATGTTTGTGCAACACTTGTACCGTAACCAGTATTTTCTACAGGCAGATTCTGTGTTAAAGAATAGTTGTCAGCAAAGACATCTTGTTTCTCTAACACTTCCCATAACCCAGTGCCGTTGTTGTCAACCCAGGCCAGTGCGCCAGGCATCATGTCATCAGCGTATGATAATGAAGCAATGTCACTTGCTTGCGACACACGCATTGTGTCAAGATAAAACGCTAACCCAGACCCGGTTGCAGTGGTTTGATTGGTGTTGGGGAATGAATACGCTACTGTCAATGTAGTCGGTGTTGGTGTTGTTAGCACACGGAATACTCCGTTGACTGACTCGTTGAAGAAACGCACAATCAACAAATTGCCGCGCGTTAAATTGTGTATTGCTGAGAATGCAAATAAACTTGTTCCGTCTAGATTATCACTGACACGAGTAATTTTTCCAGGTGTTTGTGTTGCACGGTATACATTCCAGTCAACACTATTTGTTTTGGCTACCCAAATGCGTGTTCCTGCGCCAATGTTGTTGAGCTCTGCTGCAATAGAACTTGGATCGTCTAATGAAAATACTGTGATATCAACATCATCAATGTTTACATAACCTGCACTGGGCAAAGCTGTGTCCGTGATAGTAGATGTTGTTGTGGGAAGAACATTGGTTGATGTTAATTTGTAGCTTTGGTTCCATACATCATTCAAGTATACAGTTTGATTTGCTACACTTGTTTCACCAACATCAACAACTTGAATTGTTGATGGATCACTTTGTAACAACGCTTCGTTCAGTTGCAATTCAAAATAGCTACGGTTTGCATTGGCTCCGTATGTGCCACGGCGGATAGCCCAGTTTTCGTAGATCTGATAATCAGCAACTTCCTTGCCAAGGTTTGCACCTGTGAATATTTCAGCAGCAAGCGTTGTGCCTTTGGTGCCAATGAATTGTTGATATAGATTAACTTGGCTTGTGTCGTCAAGATTCAACGCAACCATATAGTCCCGTGGCTGGAATCCAATCAATCCAAAACTTAATAAATCAGTATCACGCTCTAAGTTGGTTGTTTGTGTATTGTAACTATTGGCCAGTTGGTCTGCTTTGTTGGCAATGTTGGGCAATAGGCCTTTTTGTATTTTTGTGTAATCGCTCTTGACCCAGTCAGAGTAAACAAATTCTCTCTTTGGTTGCACAATTGTCTGTGCTGACCAGTAATTGTTTTTAAAGTTTACAATTTCGCCTTTGGCGTACTTGCGATTTGATACCCAGTTTTGAACATTGTCCTGATTAAGAATAAAGCCCTGGGCATTCAATGTTCCTTCCCACTCAGTGGTGGTCATTGCCACCACATTGATACGATTTTGTCTCGCAGCAGTTGTTGGGTTATAAATTAAATCGTTAAAGATACTGACATTGTCAAGAATTACAAGATTTTCATAACTTGTGTAACGCAAGTTGGCATACGCAATTGCTTGGCCATTGGTGCTGGTAACACTAAATCTATTTTCTAAACGTTCAATAGTTAAATTTCTAGCATCAAACGGCAAGCGGTTTTGATCCAACATTATATTTTCAATGTTTTGCATCATGACATTGTCAATTACTGCACCTGGTTTTTCAGCAATCAATTGATTTGCTGCAGGGTTTAAATTGATTAAACTATTAAGTCCCCATCCTTGGTTGGCCCAGTATAAAAATTCTCTTGCCATTTGTTGCCAGTCGAGCGGATATCCATTTTCTCTGTCTTCGCCGAAAATCAATCCTTGAGTGGTCAAGTATTGCCCGTAACTTAACAAAAAGTCAACCAATGACGATTGATTTGTGAATACAAATCCGTACGGCACTTGCACAACATCTGTTGAGTACTGTTTTGGTACACGAACCACACTGCCACCTGCTGAAACTGTTTGCAATTGACCATTGGCACGGCTGGCCAATATATTAAAATATGCGTCAGTGGTGCTGTATCCAAGCACAGCATATCCGTTTTCAACTGCTTGCACAATAACAGCGCTGTACGCAATTGAACTAAACGGCACGTTCTTGTACAACATCAAGTTGTAACTTTCGTCTGGCAATAACAAACTAGAATTTTGACTGTCAGGGCTAGAACGCTCGGTATATACTTTGAGATATTGCTTGTCTGTAAAACTGGCTGTTCTCCAGCATAGGCGCACATCAAGACTTGCCAACGCATCTTCTAACGCGTCAGTTGAATTGATACCCAACTGTTGATTGTAATCAACTATCCAGTTGATATAACTTGCTTTGCTAACAGGAGTCACTGTCCCATTGGTCGAAACATTGCCGCCATAAACTTGAACACCATTGGCATCCAATCTATAACGTCCGTTGTATAGATATTGGCCAAGGTCGGTGTCGTATTTGTAAAGGTCGCGGTCAGCAAACAAGCTGAAGAATTCTGCAGGACGTGTCAGTGCCAATAACCGCATAACTGCAAATGGATAGCTACTGCTTGTCCACCATGCAGCTTCAGCGGGGCCGCCATCGCCTACTATCCAGCTCTTACGGAAAGCATTGGGATTGTATGATCCAACTACGCTTTGCAGTGGTGACAGCAATGCACCTTCAGAGCCAGAAGGAATAAAATATGTTGACAAGTTTGGACGCTTGTATTTTTCAATCACATAAGGTGCCAGTGGGTCAGCCACATACCCAGCTTGAATGTCATCCCACAATATCAAGTTATCACTTGTGTAAGGAACAGGGCCATACCGGTTGGCCCACCATGTAGGCTGTTGACTGAACCCAAGCATTTCCCACGGTGTAGTAGATGGACTCAATGTATCATAAAAGTCTCTGTAAATTCCTCGCCATGCTCCGAGCAATGGCTCATTTTTTTGTTTGTCGCCTGCTTGGTCGTAGTTGTATGTGAACTCGTTACTACTGATATATTGTTGAGTTTTAAAGTCAATCTTGTTTTGGCCAATCCAGGTTAAGAAACTTTCACTGAGTATATTTGTAATTTCAGCAGCAGTGTAATCTGTTGTTCTGAAGTATCCGGGTATTACATTATCTGCAACAAGTGGCACTGGATTGTTTTGAGTTTTTAAGTTGTTAAACACTCTACGTTCAAATTCCAACAACACATCGTCGCGCAGGTCACCAAATGCAGCAGTGATACTGCCGTCGTGTCCACGAATTACGTTTGTAGGATTAACATAGTTTGTATCCAAAAACATTTCAGGCTTGTAAGCTCCGTACAATCCCAGCTTGGTAGGTGTATTGGGAACAAAACTTCCGGTGGTGGTGGTGTACTCGCGAATTGTAACTATGTCTCCAACCGCTAGTGTTGCAGAAACATTGATACGTGGTCCATCTGTGGCCACTGTGTAATTGTAGTTTAATGTCAGCAAGTTACCATTTAGATAAACCAACACACCTAAAAAGTTAGCAGATGTAAACGTATATGTTTGAACAGTATCAAACACACCTGTGGTGATTGGAGTAACAGTGTGATTTACTTCTGTATAAACACTTCCGCTTGGAATCATGTCGCTGTAGAAGAAACTGTTTACAGTTGATTTGCCCAGACTCATATCTGTAATAATAGAATCAAGAATCTGGCTTGTTGTGTATGTGCCCCATTCACTTAGAATAGAATTTTCTAACATTCTATTTTTAAATTTATTATATTCTCTATCGTTAAACTCTAATGATTTAAATATATTATACTCAGGTTCTCTCATAAAAAAGCCAGCCAGCGTTGCTGGAGAACTTTGTTGTAATATTGTTGTGCCATATTGGCTGATATTACCCAAGTCACGAGTATTGTTGGAACCGTTTATTTTACCTGAAAAATCTATTAGATTTTCTGCAATACTTTCGTAATGTGTTCGTACTGTGCCAAGTGTAAACGAACTACTATTTGCGTTGAACGGATTATTTTCTAAGTTAACAGGAACTTTGTAGAATCCTGTTTTGCTGACTTGATTGCTCAGTGCTTGCACTTCAATTACTGAGCCGGGAAGATAAATTTTATCAAGCGTAATTACAGTTGTGGCAGCATTTCTTGTAACTGTGTAATCGCCTGGCAATACAAATTCATTTGCCACATACAATAAAATTGGAGGAACTACTGTGTTTTCAGAAACAACAATGTCCAATTGTAAAGACCGGCCGTCATATGTGAATTGGAACTGCTGACGAATTTGACTTGGTGCAACTGCAACTTCCCAACCAATGTTGCGCGAATACAAAACACGGTCTGCATACTGGTATACAAAACCAGCACTGACATTGCCAACAACACCAGATGTACCAGTTACATAGTTAAATGTATCAACGTATAAGTTGTTATCAAACACAATATCGCCAATGTTGGCAAGACTCAAATAACGAATCGGAAATGCCAACACAGGGTCTGCTGTTCCTGTGCCTGTTGCATAGCTGAATAGTTTACTGCCAACAAAAGTAGAACTAGGGTATGTTGTTTGGTTGCTAAAACTTACACCAGCAGAATCAAACACATCGAACAAAGGTGCTTGGTTGGCAGAAGTTTTTTCTTGTGCCAATATCCAATCAACACCATCAAAGTAATAACTTAGGCCTTGTTGTTTTAGCCCATTTAATGCAACTACAGTTTGATCAATTAGCACTGCAGAATCAAATGCCGGCGTTAAATTTATAATAGGCTGGTTAATCAATGGATTAACTGTGTCAGGTTCAATGAATTCTACATTGTATATTTTATTACGAACTTGTAAATCCAAGTCATTGGCAAAAATAATGCGGCTACCAGTGATAAGTGTATAACCGTCGGTGCTATAACCGATTGAGCCGTTGATATCACTGAATGCATCGGTTGAATTAAAATCAACAATGTTAACTGGTTGTTTACCTTGTGTTCCAAATCCAAATAATTTTGTTCCGGTGTTGAACTCTAAAATCGGACGCTTGCCTCTAAATTCATTGTTCAATACTGCTACAGTATTGTTGTACGCAGCACTGGCATTGATAACTTCAATATGGAACCAACGGTTAGACCGTGTCCATGCATTTAAATCAGCACTGGCACGATTGATTGTTATGTAGTCCGGAATTTCCGGAGCATTGTCTGTGGCATCAAAATTGCCAATGTCGTAGCCAGTACTATCGTAAGGAACACTGGCACTTTGTGTATATGTTTCGGGAGTGATGAAATCAGCAACTGGCAATAATTTAATTGCAGTTCCTACACCGTCAACGTAGTATTGCTGATTTTCGTAACTGGCAGGAAATGTTGTGCCACGGAATTGTATTTTCAACCCGTTAGTAAAAATTACCCCCGTTGGACTGGTATATGTTGGTTGCCCAATAACATCGTCAATAAAGATTGTGTCAGCTTGGTCTTGGTCAATAATACGTAACTGTCCAAAAATCTCTGGGTCAGTTCCGTCTTGGTAATACAACACATCTTTGATTGCTGTCAACAAAGGAATCTGTTCAAACACACCATTGGCATTTTTATACCAATCAGTGTTTGAATACTCAGTTCCAAATGCTATGTTAAATTTGTCCAAATTATCAACAAGTAATACATTGTTCAATTTGATGTATTGCTGGCCACCTGTGGTAGTAACATATTCAATTTTCCATACACTATAACGTTGTGATTGAGTTAACGGTGTTGCTTGTGCGAACGGAATACTGTCAAAAGATCCAACACCACCTGCGCCGCCGGTGTTGATTAACGGATCAAATTGTGTGGCCAGATCCCATCCGCCTTGGTCAGCACTAGCATTGCTAACAAATGCAACAGTTCGGCCATCTAAGTTAGTTATACCATCAATACCACTTGGATTTTGTGTAAAGAATTCTGTCAAGAATTGATTGTTTATTTGTTCAAATTTTAAATTAGTTATTAAATCAACTGAGCCAATGCTGGGCAGCGAATAATAAAAACTTTGTGCAGTTGATTGCGGAACATTAAATGTGACTGATCCAAGATCTTCGCCGTTGTTGGTTACCCCCAGTACATCTCTGCTGCTGATGTTTGGCGACCACGGTAATGTTCCGGCGGTGCCTGGCTCTGCTTGAATCCAGAAACCAGGGCCATTGCCAGGCGTTCCGTCTACAATTGCAAATGTTCCTTGCATATTGAATTGTGATTCGCTGGCGTAGTATAAATTATCTGGTGCATCCTGCGGCACAGTAAATGTAATATTTCCAGTTTGTGAACCATTGCGAGTTACGCCTGTGTTGTATTGATTACCTGTGCCTTGACTTGGCGCTGTCTTGATCCAAAAAGGTGATGCTACATCAAGATTTAAATTAAAAATATAAGTGTTGCCGCGTACTAATGTTAGTGCTGGGTTTGGTGCATAATCAATTACATATGCAGATATGCCAGTTGATGTGACACGGAAATTTACTGATTCTTTTTTATTCTGTGCTACATTAAATGTATAATTGCCGCCACGAACAAGAGTGATTGCAGGATTGTTCGTGGTATAATTAGAGAAAGTATATACGCCATTTTCTCTTGTGACGGTATAATTGGCGGTTAGCGGAACAGCAGTGGCGCCAACATTGACAGACAACGGGCCTGCAGGTAACCAATAATATTGACTAAAGTTTACAAACTTGTCAAAGTTGACTTGTGGATTCCATGTATAGTATTCACTGGTGTAAAGGCGACTGCTGTTGTTGGTGAACGCACCTTGAGTTGCCAGCGCATCATTGATGCCAGGATATGTAATGGCATCTTCAACAGTGTCACTATCGGTCTTTAACATAACAACACCGGGTTCTAACTGATAGTTGGTACGAGCAGTTGTGGGTTCCACTACATATCGACTGTCGGCATTGACTCCTGGTCCAACGCGGCGGCCAACAAACCCTTGTGTCTTTTTAAACTGGGGTTCCTGAACCAGTTGATCTAAGGTAGCAGCTAAAAACTGTTTGTTTGTAGATGTTTGAAATATTTCAGGTAAGAAATCTACCGTTCTCACTTTTGCCATTAAATTACTCCGCTGCCTGGGGCAGTTCTAAGGTTGGTACTTGTTAATGCTTCAATAACTTGAATGTCAACCACTGTGGCAGCGTTGACAAATATCTCGTTGGGAGCTGATCTAATTTCATATAGATCACCAAAACTCTTTTGTGGATTTAGCGGTACCAGCACAACAGAACTCACAATGTCGCCCATCTGTTGGTGCAAGTACGCTGACAGTTCTGAGAAGTAAAATACATCACCAAAATCCCAATTTTCAATTGCAAAATACGCATCTAAGTTGGCCACTACAGTGCTCTTAATTTCACTAATAGATGCAGTTGAATTGCTGGCACGAATAACTTTTATAGTTGCTCGTAATTGTTCAGCAGCCTTGGCACCAAACAACGGTTTAAAATTTACAGGATTAACAATCATGTTGTCAGAAATCATTTTATAATCTTGTAATCCTGCATACTCTGTACTTAGCGCATCAATTGTTGGGGGTGTTGGCTCTACTACTGTGTTGGTAGAGTCTTGAATATAATTTCTATAAGCAGTGTAATAGGCCTGCGTTACAACATACAAATCAATGATGTTTGTTGAGCCTGGGTCAATGCGATTGGTCAATGCACTATTGTGACGATACTGGTAGTATAAATCTTGGCGGCCAACGCGGGTTTGATATTCTGTTGTTGTTACTAATACTGTTGTACCGAAGGTAGTCAAACTTAAAATATAAAATAGTTTGTCTGTATAAGCATAAAACACTTGTCCAACAATGTATTGAGCTTTTTCTAATGTGATGTCATTGAATGTTGCGTACTGGCCATTGACAGTGCCTGGCGCAACCAATACAAAACGTTCAAGACTATCAAAGTCTATAATCTTCTGAAAAAATACCAATTTGGTAGTTGCGGCCACATCCGGAGCAACAATTTCGTTAAAGAAATCTGGATTATCTGGCACTCCATCGGCATCTTTGTCTTGCCAAGACACCAACACCTGGTAATCATCAACATAACCATCTGGTTGCACTGGTTGTGCAATAATACGCATTGTGATGTCACTATCAAGCGGCAGGTTTGAGTCAGGGCGACTGTTTGTTTTCAACACTCTCACAAAGTCACGAATAACTGTTCCTGTGCGACTGTCGTACACTTGCTCGTCGCCGTAGAAGAAAAAGCGTGTTTCAAGAACGCTGCCAAAGTAATAGTTCAGTGCTCGTGTTGTTACTGTATATGATTCACCGTCTGTTGCAAACTGTACAACCCAACTGGCATCAAGATTTGCGCCAGAAGTGTCTTGTGCATAGTCTTGACTCCAAGTAGCGTTTGCTGCAAGATTAGATGCAGTAATTACATACCAAGTGTTGGTTAAGTTGTTGTAGCCTAGACCAAAATTGCGGTACAGTTCAATTTGTGTCAGTGCAGTTTGTTTGACAGTTGTTCCTAGATCAGTTACAAATAACGGAATAACTTCGACACATTGTGCATTTGTAGGAACATAGTTGTTGAGAACTACAGGACCAAGACCGCTGGTAAAGTTGCCAATGCCTTGATTGGTTCCATCAAGATATACCGCGGTAGCAGAAGCCCATATGGTTAATTTTTCGTCTGCCCTTGTGGGAGTTCCCAGCACTAATCTATTGTTGGCGTCAAAATAATAGCCAGTTGGAGATTTAAATTTAATCAAACTTCCGAGCTGGACATATTGCATGTTGCCGCTGGAATACGTGCCCACTGACACAGGAAGTCCAGCAGCGTTTTTAAAATAACCAGTTGTTTCATTGGCCAATGTTGTACTTTGATTCCAGCTAACTGACAGTGATGTCAATAACGGTCTTGGAAAATTTGCATAATAAAATTGTACAGCAGCGTCTGTTGCTATCAACGGCTCAACTCGATTAGAAAGTGCATCACTTATATCATTGGTTGTCAACCAACTGAACAAAAATGTTGGCAACTCGTTTGATTCATACAGCGCGCCATCGCTACCAAATGTATTGGTGGAACTGTATTTGCCTGTGTTGTCAACCAGGTCAAGGTAACGACTGGTGCCTATTGATGCACGGTTGAGTGCTTTGGATTTGATAATTGAATTGTAAGCAGTAAACGGAAAGTTATTGTAATCTTCTCCGTTGACCATACGGTTCTGTGTATAGTATCGGGCAGGGGCACGTTGCTTGATTTCATCAATGGTTTCACGAGCAAGTGCATTGCTCACCGGCTCTGTTATGCCACACGTAACTGTCAGTGTTTCTAACTGGCCGGTACGGCTAACATAGCTGATACTTAGAATTACATTTTGCATTTCTTCTGGATTGATAATATACTGCAACCCATTTGATGCTCGCACATAGGACCGGAAAAATCCCACAGGGATTTCAGAAAATACACCGTCGCCAAAATTCAATGTGATTTGATCATTTGCTCTACTGGCAACTGAATATATAGGACGCAACGATTCTTGTTGCTCTGCCGCGGCTGTATAAACGCTTTCAACATAATCCCATTCGCGGGCAATATTTCCAACATTGTCTAATTGATACAACCAACGATCTGTATTGTTGACACCTTCAATGTTGACGTTGACTGCACGGTTGGCAATGCGTTCGGCTAAATTAAAATCTTGATTTTGCAGTACGCCTTGTTTAAAGTAAAAGAAGAATCCAGTATCAGCAGACGCAAAACCCAATTGGTCGTTGCGGAACAGCATGCCAAACTGTCCATTTGGCTGTGGACTTGGTTCGTAAACATATTCTACACCAGCAGGCAATCCGGTGGCAGTGGCACTTACAGCTTCGAACGGCATGTTTACGCCATCAATAACTGCACTGAATGGAATCACAGGAAGGAATCCCGGAACCAAGTTGACTGTGTATTCATCTGTGCGAATACCTTGGAGTGTTGTCCTGTTACCTGGACGACCCACACGTTGTGTGTTTATCAACGCAGAATTTATAATGGCATTGAATTGTTCTTGCCAGTCAAAGTTTGTGGGATCGGCCCAATTGACAGTGATGTTGGCCAAGTTGATGCCGTTGTAGTCAATTACATTTTCTGTTGTTTGTATTGAAAATACTTTGAGATATCCGTTTGCTTCAGTGTTGCGTTTGGGGGTGTAACTTACCAAGTTGGCAAGTTTGACAACACTGTCTCGACGTTCTGCAGTGTCTAAATAATTTTCACGAGTGTTTAGGTCTGTGCGGAAAGCCAACGACTGGCCCATAAATGCCATTACATCTAGTATGGCAATAAATTCCGATGATTCAATGTAGTCATTGAATGTTTCTGGATAGTACAATCGTACATAATCAACAAAACTCTTGCGCAGAGTTTCGAAGTCATAACTTTGGAAGTCAGCTTCGCGGTAAGTTTGATAGATTCGTTTCCAATCTTCAACTCCAAATACTGCGGTTTGTCTAGTAGTTTTTGCCATAATAATCCATCTTGTGAATTATTTATGGCGAAAATAAACCACCCAGTTTATGTTTATGAGTAGTTTGCTGTGGCAGTTTGTTGGTCAAAGTAGACGCTTAAAAATTCACTTGTTTGTCCCGGCACCATCATCAGTTCAATTTCAATCAATATACCATGCAGTTGCGGATACATGTTGGCGGATTGCAAATAAATCCGTGGATCTAAACTGGCTATTCTTTGTATTTCGGCCAGTATAGCACGTTCAGTATCTTGAGTTTGATTTTCAAATATGTAACTCCATATCATGGTTCCATAACCCGGGCGTCCAACCAGTTGCCCTTGTGTTATATTAAGTGCATTTAATAGATCACGCTTGACCAACTCAAAATCTACCAAGGTAAATTTCTTTGTTTGCCCTATTGTGTTAAAACCTCTGAATGTTGTCATAGTTGTATTTACTTGTATTTTAAGTTACAGCCACCGGAGGCAATCCTAATCTTGCTCTAACAATTGGATCGTTGCCTGTGTACGGTGGCGCATTGGGATCGCCCAATGAGTTAGCGCCAGCGTTCAATGCACCTGACAGTCCCGACAATCCGCCCAGCTCGCTGGGTATACTTCCATTCAGTAAACTCTTGGCCTTTTGCCCAGCAGCTTGCAATGCACCTGACAGTCCCGACAATCCGCCCAGCTCGCTGGGTATACTTCCATTCAGTAAACTCTTGGCCTTTTGCCCAGCAGCTTGCAATGCTGATGTGTCAACTGCTTGCGGACTGAACGTAGGAGTTGAAATTTTAGTACTGCCGACAAGTTTAGTAAATGCTGCATTTACAGTTGTTCTATCAATTGTTTTGCTGAACCCAGCAGCTGGTATAACGCCTGCAACCGCAGCTGGCAATTTAAAATCACTAAAATTAACAGCAAATTGTCCTTGCTTGGCTAAAGAATCCATTTGACTTTTTATTGAAGCAGAATTAATAGTTGGTATCTGACCTTTTGCCCACACTAATGCATTGTCAACGCCGAACTTGCTAGAAATTGCTAGTAATCCCCCAAGAGCAGCTATTCCTCGGTCTAGTGAGTTTGTCAGTCCTGACAAACTAGCAGTTGAAAGGCTGCTGATTGCTGTTTGCACAGAAGACAATTCACCTGTTGTAGCATTATATATTTGTCCGCTGGGCGCAACAGCATCAGTTCCAGGTGTTACAATTTCTCCGGTCTGAACTAGTTTAGTGTAGCTGTCTTTTATAATTCCAAGCTGAATTTTATCTTGTAGTTTGGAGTTAGTGAGCAAACAATCAAGTTTGATTACCCCGTCTTTACCGGTCCACACTGATGGACTTTTTAATAAATCAACAGCGTTGTTTGCTGTTGGTGCATACCTCGAAGCTGTGCCACATTTTATATGGCCGGATCCTTCAAGCTGGTCTATGTCAAACCCGTATTTGCCAACTCCCAAAGCAGGAGTAGCCAAATCGGCGGGTTGGCAAACACTTGCAGCAACTGCTGCCATTACTGCTTGTACTTGTGTTGCAGACAATGGACCAATCGGAGTTGTTACCACCGATGTTTCGACATACTCAGACACAGTAATACCGTTGTTGATCGGAACATCCGCAAGTGTTGGCAACGATGAAATTATAGTAACAGTTCCGGTAGGAGTAGCGTTTGCAACAGAAGAGCCGCTGACAAAGCCGTCGGTATAAATTGCCAACAACGGAATATCCGGAACGCCTGCTGTTCCTCTTGTCAACCGTGACTTTGCAAATTCAGTCACAGTTGTTTCTACTGATTGTAAACTGTCGCCCGACGACAGTCCAATAAACGCACCTGCTGCCAATTGCTCAAGGTAAACTCTTTCGGCTTCGACTGCTGTAGTGCCAGCAGGAGCTTCTAGTGTGAATAACTTTCCATTGGGAAGATTAAAACTAAACTTGGCCATATTATGTCACTGTTCCTTTAAATCCTGGTGGCAGCGGAGGAGTGTTTGGTGGAGTAGACGGTTGACCAGGCTCCATTGATATTTCTACACCGACACCTTGGTTATGGAACGGCCAAGGTTCGTGTGTTGGTGCTCTTGTAACAATACTTTCTAATCCAGTGGGAGAAACTTGCCAACCGGTTGCTTGATTAAATTCTGTGCTAGGCATTACTCGTTTTGGTAATTTCTTAGGCGGATTGACATTTTCAGCAGCGCCGCTGTTGAGATCAATACCTCCTGCACGAAGTACCATTTCGCAACCGGCATCCCATGATCCTTTGTTGCTGTACAACGCCAAGCTGCCGTCGGCACGAACAGCAATACGAGCTTTGCTGTACAACACAGTTTCGTCGGTACTGTACAATGTTATTTTTTTGTCAGATTCTATTGTTGTATTGCCTGCACTCTTCATATTGATCGATTTACCAGCAAACATGTTGATGTCTTCATCTGCATGAAGATTGATTGTTCCTTGTGTGCGAACGTTGACTGAGTTTGTGGCGTATACATCTAGCGTGCCTTCTTGTCCCAACTCCAACCAGGCCTGACCGTTGGCATGAATAATGTACAAAAAGTTGCCATCGTCGCTCATTGTGATTTGATGGCCACCGCTGGTACGAACACGCACAAGATTGTCTTTGCCATCAATATTTCCATCGTCCAGCACAATGCTGTGTCCACCGCGGCGTCCAATTACATTTACATCATTTGAACTGATGGAGTTGTCGTTAATACGTTTTTGAATGTCAGATTCAGACAGTCCACCGTTGTACACTGGGCGTCCGGGTGTGCTGATCCCAAACACTGCACTGGGACTTTCTCGCTGACTAGTTGAACTGATTGGGCCGCGTTGCGGATCTGTTAGTGTACCTTGCTGAAACATCTCAGCTGCCAAGAAACTGTGCACAGGTTTTGGCTGGTCAAAGTATTGTGGATTGTCGTTAATCTGCTTGTTGTTTGGATTGATTTCGGTAACTGGTAGTACCTTTGCACCGTTGTAATAGCTTTTTTGATCGCTATTTTGTAAATTAAATTTTGTACTCGCCCCAATGGCAGGAATCATATGCGTCATTCCTTGTTCGGGAATACAACCCATGTAATAGCCTAAGTTTGGATCACCTCCAGCAAAGAAACACAATACACTAACTCCGAGGTCCGGCGGTGTCATCCACATGCCATAGCTTTGTGGGTTTCCGTCCAAGTATCCGCCCACAGAATCAGTTGTTCCTTTTTTTCCTGGTTGAGGAGGAGTAGATCCGTAAAATGGAGAACAATAACTGACAGTACGCCACACTGTTGTATCGTCCGGATTGTTGCCGGCTAGTTGTTCAATAAACACTTCTAACCGGCCTTGCCTGGTGGGATCAACATTGTTTTTTACTACGCCAACAAATGGACCAAATATTGCAGACATGCCGCCGCGATCAAACTTGTAGTTGGATGCTACGCCTTTACTTCGTTGTATATTATCTGCCATTGTTTATCCTTAATCGTCTTTAGACATTAGCTGGTTATTGAAAATTTGTGCTTCTGGATCATCTGCGTTAACTGCCGAATTAACGTCTGAGGCAGCGGAAGGGCGCAGTCTAGGAGGTGGTGCAAACGACGGTGCAAACACTTGTGCTTCCGGATCATCTGCGTTGAACGCTGTGTTGACGTCGGGCTCACTGGGAGTAAACGGCAGAATAGAAGTTCCGCTGTTGTTAACCGATGGGCCAGTTTGTTCAGCCATTCCTGCAAATTCACTTGAATTGTTAAATGCCGATGTGGCGTCTTGATTGATTTTTAAAACGCTGGCATCTCTAATTTGTGTTGGTGTTTGCGCCGCTGGTCTATTCCCGGCGTTGGCTAACCTGGCTGTTTCAGCTGTTGACTCAGTGGGCGGTGATCCAGTGCCCACTGCTTTTATTTCCAGAAGCGGCAATTGTACTATTGAACCTAACAATTCTTGTTCAAACTTGCCATTGCTAAATGTGCTAGTTACAGAAGTGGCTTTGTAGGTGTAAATTGCTTGCGGATCTTGTCCAACATTGGGATTTGCAAGTCCGGTGCCATTCACATCATAATCAACTCCGGGATTCCATTGCAAATCAAAAATAATTTCTTGTGCGTCAAAATTTATTGACCCGTCGGGTTCAAAAGGATTAAAATTGAAATTCAAAGAGTCTATCCCGACAGCAGCTTCGCCTTGCTGCAACCACGCAGGATCTCCAATTATTCCTAAGCGAGTAATGCTGATGTCAGATGGACTATACAAGTAATCAGCGGCCGATGCGCCAATTGAGTTGGTCTTGCCTTCAGCACCTTGGCTGCTGCTGGCAGCAACTGCTGCTTGATACACATAAGCAGGACTTTCCCTGTGATTTGTTTTTGCTCGGAATAGACCCAAAGTGCTGGGAGTTGTAAATGTCACGTTGAACAAACTGTTGAATGCTTGTTCAAATCGTATTACTTGTGCGTTCTGGCCTGTGAACCAATATTTGTAACTTTTATGACGTCCGCGCAATCTTGCTTCTGGATAAAATTCACTATTCATATCATTGATGCCGTAAGCACTGATGACATATTTAATATTGTAGGCAAAATCGTTACGCCCAGAATCAAACGCAATTGGTATAGATTGAACTGAGATTTTATACCATGCCAGATCGCCCAATGGATTTTGTGGCTTTGTTTCTTGTGTGATTTCGTCAATTATTACATTTGCTTGGTCAGTAATGTAACTGCTGTTTTTTAATATTTCGTCTAATACTGCCACAATCGGCGTGCCGGCAACAATTTCAAATATTCTAACATCATAAGCAACTGAATTGCTTTTGGGATTAACTTTGTCAGATGGATTTTTAGACCGTTGCATTGGTGTCTTGGATTTGCTGGGTGTGCCGCCTTTGGCAACACGTGAGTCGCCAAGAATGGCAGGAGCAAACTCTATGCTGTAAATGTTGGCTATTTTGAATGGGCCAGCTTTGACCATCTCAGCTTCTTGATTGTTTAGTGCAGAAACAAGTCCAATTGCAACGTTTTTACTTACACTGGGCGCAGCATTTGCTTTGGGAGGTGTAGTGCTTTGTATATTGGCGTTGGCCTGGGCTGCGTTGCCTGTTCCATTTAATGGTCGTGCATTAGTTACCATATCATGCTCCTCCTATATAAGGATCGTCAGAGTCCAGCAGTTGATCGTCTGCTATAGGAGCTTTGTAAGTTGTAGATCGAGGGTCTGTTGATGCATTTAATCTGGAAGTTTTTCTACCGTCGCTGGGCGATACTTCTGACAGCACTACACCATTGGTTAATAAGTCTTTTACTGTTGCACCAGATATTTTAACTGATGATTTCACTACACCCAAGTTGGAGCCAAACCCCACTAGATAAGAAATTGGAATTCCCTTGACTGTGTATTCAACCAACTTGTTGGCAACTGTAAAAGTGATATTGTTAAGGCCAAAAGGTATAATTTTTTCAACTACCACACCGTTGTTTCCGGCTTGCACAAGTTTTCCTTCGTTGTTGTAGCCATAAAATCTAATAACCAATGCATAAGCTGCTGCACGATAGGGAATTCTATTTGTCGGGTCCTGGTCTTTGTATTGGTCAGTGACTGCTTTCAACAAACTGTCGATCAATGTTATGTTGGCAGGTTCTGTCACAGTGAATTCTAGAGAAGCTGAATTATGTGCTTTGTTGCTGCCTTTTCCGGTGATTACACTTTGTATTTTTAAATTGTCAAGATAAAAGTCATTTTTAAAAAACGGACTACGACCCACAATGTTGTTTTTTATGTCGCCAAAATCAGCAGCTGAACCACCGCTTTGTATCAGCAAACTGTAGTTGCTTAATACGGGCTTGTGACTTTTTTGCATTTCTGCATATGCATCGGGCTTTAACAAATACCAACCAATGTTGTATGTGTAACTGGCATATTGGTCCAGCACGTTTGGCTGTGGTGCAAATGGTTTTTTGCTGAACGAATTGATAATTCTTGTTGTGTTGGCTGCTGTTGCTCCGTCCTCGCCTGTTGCGCCTGCTCCTGCTGGCCCTGCGGCCTCGCCTGGCCTGATGTATTCACTTTGCTGATTGCCAGAATTGACTGTGTACTCGCCAGCAGAATTGTTTAATTCTTCTTTGTTGGCAGAAATGTATTCCTTCATCACGCTGTTGGCATCAGGAGATACACTTTGTGTGTCTGTTAATTTTTTTACAGGAGGGTTGATTCCGGTTTCTGTTTCGCCTGCCAACGCAGCCGCTTGTTGAGTGTTGAGCCGTTCGTTGACATTGGCAAGCGGCAACGAAGGCGCTTGAGACGTGCCGGCCAGACTGCTAGTAACTTCTGACTGAGCAGTTGACGTGCTACTGGTGCTTAGTAACACTTCAATTTCGGTTACTACTGCTGCTAACCGTATATTAAGTTGCTGAATTTCCTGGGTTGCTGTTGCATTTCCGGCTTGCGACTGTTGTGCTAATGCTGCTCGCCGACTCAACAGTTGCTGTCGTTCTGCTTCTAAACTGTTAATATCTGCCATTGATTAAAACCCCAGCACTGATCTCAGTGTGCTCAATTTAGGAATATAGATATTGGTATTCATTACAAAATCCAATGGTGGCTTGGTCAATGTGTTTGGGTTGCGTTGATAAAATACCCACCATAGTGCACCATTTTGGTACAAGTCAAACGCCAATAGGTCTGGACGATATTGATAAGTTTGATTGATAACAAACAACAAATCATCACTTTGCTTGGGTATTGGTCTGTTGACCATTGTATCCAAAAAGAATTGACTGTAGCCAGTATTTGCGTATGGACTGGTTGCATTGTATGTTGCCATTACCACATGCCTCCTTTGAGCAAGTCACCATTGGCGTACTGTCGTACGCTGAATCGTTGACTTTGTGCCTGACGACTCACAACCGGCAACAGTGTTATGTTGATATTCATTTTTGTTGGCACATATGTTGGGATAGTGTTTGATCCCAGTGTTGCAGGTGCAGGTGGTTTGTTTTCACCACCTGCCGGCATTGATTGTCCATTGAACAATTTTGAACTTGCCAATCTGTTGATTGCTCCACCAACAAACCCACCTAGTACGCCGCCGCCCCAGCTTGTGCCGGGCCCAGTTGAGTTGTTTGATTGGCGTTGTTGCAGCATGCTGCTGTTATTTACGTTGGGGCTGTATGCACGGACATAATCTACGTCGGCTGGCAAATCATATGTGAATGATGTCACAACACAAGGATGTTCATTGAATTGGAACTCTCCAAGACCGGTCAAGTAAACCAACGGTGGTGGCGATCCTCTTTGCGGATCTTGGCCATAGAACATTTTGGTCACACTTTTAAAAAAGTGTATCACTGCCAGTAAATATTCAGCTTCGGCTGTACTCTGTGCAGTAAACGGACAACTTATTATCACTGGCTCAACAGAACTACCTTGATAAAAATATCCTTTGTAGTTTGAATGTGTGATGTCCACCGCAGAGTAATTGGCTTTGTAACTTGTGTTGATTGTGGGAGTGTACGGAAACAGCACACCGTCTGTTGCCGACAATGGAGATAAAATTCCCGAGTTGGGCGCTTTGTACAAATAATCAGCCAACGGCGCCAAACGCAGTTTAACACGCCAGTCAGCATTGTTTCTGTTGCTGCGCTGATTGGCAATTGTATTTTGTGCTCTGGCTTTATCCAATGTTGCGGCTTGTTCTGCGGCTTGTTCTGCGGTGAGGGCGGCCTGAGCAGTAGCAGCCGACGCTTCGTCAAATGCTGCTGCGGCTTCCAATCTAGATTGCTCGTATGGATCTATGCCGCTTTGATCCAACACTACTTCAGTCACTGCGTTGCTGCCTGCAAGCGACGGCAATGTGACCAATGGAGAAAGATCAAAATCACCAAAGTTGTCATCAGTAATGCCGGCTGCAAGCCTGGCCGCTGTCGGCGAAAGTCCCTGTGCAATAGCTTGATTGTATGCGTTGATTATTTCTTGGTTAGTTGGCATTGGTAATATTACCCTCGTAGCATATATTTAGTGGAAAAATAAACTGGGTGTTTAATGATCTGGTTGACAAGTACATAATCTGTGTTACAATAAATATATTATTAGGAGAAACTGCCTGTGGCAACAAAACGTACCATATCCACCTTGGATCCCACACAATCAATAGCAGCTACGCCGCCTGCACCAAAAGTAAATTATCTAAACAACAGAGATATTTTAAAAGAGATTCATGCTAGTAAAAACACATATTGCTACTACATCAATCCCGAAACTGACAGTCAATACGACATCATTTTGCCCAGTCTGGACAAGATCAACCAACGCACTGTGGCAGAAGCACGCCGTAATCGTGCTGACCGTCTCAAGCGGCTGGGCACCATTGTTGATCCGTTGAAGATTCCCAATACTGATTTGGTTTTTCGTATCAGCTGCTGGGATCATATTCCAATGGCAGAGAAAAAAATTCCTAAGTCTGCACAAAAGAAAAAACAAAAACTAGAAGATCTTTTGGAATTTGTCGAAGATGAACCAGTTGATGATTCACTTGACGAAATATCGGACAAAGGATTTATCAATCCTGTTCGTCAGCGTTTGAATTTTCCTCCGTTTGAACATTTTCGTATTGACGCAAACAAAGAAAAGTACATTGTGGGACGCAGCCATTGGAAAGGTAATCTTGAAACCGGAGAGTTCAGCAAGGATCACGGCGACATGACACGCAAACTGGCACACATGTTTATGAAACTGTGTGAACGCTATGCTACTCGTAGCAACTGGCGTGGTTACACCTACAACGAAGAAATGCGGGGACAAGCATTGCTACAGTTGAGCCAAATTGGTTTGCAGTTTGACGAATCAAAAAGCCAAAACCCATTTGCTTACTACACAGCAGCCATCACCAATTCGTTTACACGTATTTTGAACTTGGAAAAGAAAAACCAAAACATTCGCGATGACATTTTGGAGATCAATGGTCTAAGCCCAAGTTGGACTAGACAAAATCTTGGCAAAGCCACCATGGCTCAATTGAGTGGTCCTGTTACCATCACCACATGTTTGACCTCGTCTAATTAATGATTAAAACAACAATTCCTATATTATTCAGTGGTGGCAGTTATGGAACTTATCTCGAATGGGTATTGACTACGCTAACCACTGACTTAGAAATTGTTGCACCGTTTACCAGTGTGGGCAATAGTCATAAATTTAAAGGCAATCATCTTGTTAACATGAATGGATGGCACACTTACGTAAAAAACAACAACCCACTTAAATTTGTAAGATTTCATCCCAAAACATCTAAGAACGAATCTATAACAGACAATTTTGATTGTATTTTTAACTTGGTGAACAAAGCTGTATATTTGTATCCTGACCCAAAATCCGAATTATTGGTTATTAATAACTGGTTTACAAAGATTTGGAAAAATTGGTGGTTAAGCCAGCAGCTCAGCAAAGAAATTGATCCTACGTTAATCTACAATAATTGGCCTGTTTTTCATAACTCTAATTTAGATGACCTGTCACCGTGGATCAAAAGAGAATTTTTAAGTTTTTACCTTATGCCAGCATGGCACGATCAAGTTGAATATTACAACCCAGCAATCTTGCAAAATTATAATAATAATTGTTTGATTATAGATGTCACAAACTTGCTTTATAATTTTGAGTCCACGTTAAAAAATATACAAAACTTTTTCAATTTGACCTATATCAAATCTATTTCAGAAATTATGCCCTTGCATGCTGCAATGTTAAGTATACAAAGCCATCTTGACCAAGATATAATCTGTAATCAAATTATCAATAAAACTATCGAAGGTAGCAATTTTGATTGGCAACCGTTGCCCTTGCCCAGCGAAGGGTGGATTCAATGGCAGTTGAGAAATTTAAAGTATGAAATAGAATGTAATGAGCTTGACATATTCCCCACTAATAGTATACAATTGAAAAAACTACTTTACAAAACATGAATCTATTTAAAAAAGTTGCTGTTTGCACAGATATCCATTTTGGACTCAAGTCCAACAGTTTGGTTCACAATCAAGACTGCGAGCAGTTTATTGATTGGTTCATTGAAACAGCCAAGGCACAAGGTTGCGAAACTGGAATGTTTTTGGGCGACTGGCATCATCATCGTGCCAGTATCAATTTACAAACATTGAACTTTAGTTTGCGTAGTTTGGAAAAACTATCAGCAGCGTTTGAACGGTTTTTCTTTATTCCTGGCAATCACGATTTGTACTATCGTGACAAACGTGATATACACGGCGCTGAGTGGGCCAAGCATTTGCCCAACATCACAGTGTGTAACGACTGGTTCCAAGAGGGCGATGTGGTCATTGCTCCGTGGCTGGTTGGCGACGATCACAAACGTATTCCCAAGATGAGTGCCAAATACATGTTTGGACATTTTGAACTTCCGCACTTCAAAATGAATGCCATGGTAGAAATGCCAGACCAAGGTGAAGTCAAGGTTGAAAGTTTTGGTGGTTTTGAAAGTGTGTATTCCGGACACTTCCATCTACGGCAGCAGAAAAAGAATATCAATTACATCGGCAACTGTTTCCCGCATAACTTTGCAGATGCAGGCGACAGCAATCGCGGTATGCTGGTCAAGGTGTGGGGCCAGGAAGACCAATACTTTTCATGGCCTGGGCAACCTTTGTATCGTGTTATGAAACTAAGCAGTGTGATTGATCAAGCGCCCAAACTACTGGCTGCCAACATGCATGTACGAGTAGAATTGGATATTGATATCAGTTACGAAGAAGCAAACTTTATCAAAGAAACATTTGTAAAAGATTACAACCTAAGAGAAATGGCCTTGATCAATGTAAAAAGCAGTGCTGTAGATGCTGATCTTGCGCCAGGCGATGTAACATTCGAAAGTGTAGATCAAATTGTCACTGATCAAATCACCAATATTGAATCAGAATTCTATGATCCAAAATTGTTGTTAAAAATCTATCAAAATTTATGATCAAGATAGCAGTATGTTACATCATAAAACTACAGTAAAGTCACCCCTGTAATGACTCAAACAAAGCAAAACCCATTAACAAGACTCTCCACTGAAGTAGTTGACATTGTACGTGAAAAATACAATGTGATCGGAATTATAGTCCTATCCGAGCACGATTTATATCCTGAAGAATTGGCAACTATATTGGTAAAATATTGCTCACATAATTTTTCCCATAATGACCGACTCATAGTGTTGCATGACGATACTGATTATTATCCAAATCTTAACTCAGTCGGAAACACTGTTTATAATTTTTTTAGATTGTGTGCCAATTTTGATATTTCAGTAAATCATATATTATTTTTTACAAATCATTATAATATCGAAGAAGAAATAAAATCTGTAGCAAAGACTGTTTGCAATTCAAATAACATTGCAGTAATCTGTACTTCTTTATGGGCTTATTATCCTTTAGACAACAACATTGATCAAACGCTGCTAGATGATAGTGTTACCACGTACGAAGCGTTGTATGCGTGTTTGAATGGCCAGTGCCGAGAACATAGATTGCTTACTTTATGCATGATGTCAGAGCACAGGTTGTTGGATCGTGGCGTTGGATCGTGGCGTTGTATCATATCATTTTAAAAAGTAGTCCATGTATCACGGTCCATTAAGAACTACAACACCGCCAGCAAGAATTAATGATGATTTAATCTTAACCGAGCGGTTTCACGACATTATGTCGAAATATCAACACTTGTTCAGAGATAATAATTATCAACATCCATTGATTGTAGGTGGGTCAAATCATTGGAACACTAAATTCAACGCAGATTTTTTAAAAAAAACGTTTGTTTATGTCATCACCGAAACGGTGTCCGAGTATCCTCACCGATACTTTAGTGAGAAAACATGGAAGGCCATGGTAACCGGTGTTCCCTTTATGATAGTAGGAAGCCAAAATAGTTTGCAAGAATTACAAAATTTTGGTTTTAAAACATTTAATAAATGGTGGAGTGAACACTACGATACATTGCCAACTACCGTCGAAAGAATAGAATCATTAGTTATTGAATTAAAAACACTGTCTGAGTTGGACAATAAGACGCTGTTACAAATTAGATCAGAAATGCAGTCGACTATAAATCATAATTTTAATCAACTTAAAATTTTTAAAAATAAACAGCTTGACAACATACGAAATAAAATATAAAATACAAGATGATCCAAATTCGTAATCTTACTGTAAAAAACTTCATGAGCGTGGGCAATGCTACCCAGGCTATTGACTTTGACCGCAACGACCTGACATTGGTACTAGGCGAAAATCTTGACATGGGTGGCGACGGAAGTCGCAACGGCACAGGCAAGACCACAATTATCAACGCACTTAGCTATGCGCTGTACGGGACAGCACTCAGCAATATCCGCAAGGATAACTTGGTCAACAAAACCAATGCTAAAAACATGATGGTCAGTTTGGACTTTGGAGTAGGTGGTAAAGAATACAGAATTGAACGCGGTCGCAAACCCAATGTACTACGGTTCTACATAAACAATCAAGAACAAGAAGCAACAGACAACGCACAAGGTGACAGTCGCGAGACTCAGCAGGCCATTGAACGCACACTCGGACTCAGTCACGATATGTTCAAGCATATTTTGGCACTGAACACTTACACTGAACCGTTTTTGAGTTTGAGAGCCAACGACCAAAGAACAATCATTGAGCAACTGCTGGGCATTACCCTGCTGAGTGAACGTGCTGATCGTATCAAAGAACTCAATCGCGAAACCAAGGACGGCATTTCACAAGAAGAATTCCGTATTCGCGCTGTACAAGAAGCCAACAAACGAATTGAAGAACAAATTGACAGTTTGAAACGCAGACTAGCACTTTGGCAAAAAAAGCACAACGATGATCTGGCTTACTTGGTAAAGAAGCACGACCATCTTAAAGAAATTGATATTGATGTTGAATTGCAAGCACACAAAGATCTAGCAATTTGGAACACAGCAAAACAGCAACAAGATGCATATACTGCATTGCTTGCCAGGCAGACCACTTGGAAACAAAAGCAACTAAACGATGTTACTGATCTCAATGATAGTTATGTCAAGCTCGGTTATATTGACATTGTTGCTGAATTACAGTCACATGTTGATGTAGCTGCATATGTTCAAAAGTCAAAAGACATTACTGAGCTGAAGTCACTGATTGCCAGATGCGAATCAGACGAAAAAAAGGAAACCAAAGTTGTTGCCAAGATCAAGGCAGAAATTGCAGATCTAACGGACCACAAGTGTTATGCATGTGGTCAAGATTTTCACGACGCCAATTATGCTGCAGTAATGACTGCTAAAAATGCAGCACTACAAGAAGCGGCGTTGCAAGTACTTGCAACAAACGGTCAATGGATAGAGCACACAGAGTCACTTGCTGTGCTAGGGCCATTGGGCAAATTGCCCACTACCCATTATAAAACACAAACTGAAGCAATTCGGCATTCAGGCGATTTAAAAAATATCTATCAGCAGATCAACGCTCGGACAAATGAAGTAGATCCGTATGCTGATCAATTGATGGAACACTCTGGTGTGGTGCTGAGCACACAGCCAAAAACTCATTACGACACAGAAACAGAGGCAATTGATCATCGTAGTCAGTGCAACAACTATCTATACCAAATTGAAACTAAAAACAACGATACTGATCCATATACTGAGCAGATTGAAGAAATGCAAGCACAAGCATTGCAGGAAGTCAGCTACGACACAGTTAACGAACTTACCCGACTACAAGAGCATCAAGAGTTTTTGTTAAAGTTATTAACCAGCAAAGACAGTTTTATTCGTAAGAAGATCATTGAACAAAACCTAAGTTACTTAAATACAAGACTTACATATTATCTTGATCGTATTGGGTTGCCGCACACTGTTGTGTTTCAAAATGATCTGAGCGTAAGTATCGAAGAATTAGGACGTGAATTAGACTTTGACAATTTGAGTCGTGGTGAACGCAATAGACTTATACTCAGTATGAGTTGGGCGTTCCGTGATGTGTACGAAAGTTTATACCAACCAATCAACGTGTTGTTTATTGACGAAATGATTGATTCTGGCATGGACACACAAGGTGTCGAAAACAGTTTGGCATTGCTCAAGCACATGAGCCGAGAGCGTCACAAGAGCATCTGGCTAGTGAGTCACAGAGACGAACTAGCAGGCCGTGTTGAGAACATTCTTAAAGTGGTCAAAGAAAACGGCTTTACCAGCTACAATACGTATGTCGAATTACCATAACAACATGTCCGATGCAATAATTTTATCTGTTCCGCGTATGGCTGCAGTGCGGCCGGCTGCAGGTCCTGCTATCATTAAACAAATTTACAACCAACACGGCGTATCAAGCAAATGCCTGGATATCAATCTTGATTACTGGACAAGATTTCAACAAGAGTGCGATCTTGAAATTTGGAACAATATTGACGAGTTTTTGTTTATAAAAAATGCCAAGCTGAGCGCTGCTGCAGAACAAAAATTTAATGAGTTTATAGATCATTGGGTTACAATAATAAATCAATACAATCCTCGGCAATTATTAATCAGCGTGTTCAGCTGGCAAGCACAACAGTTTACTGAAAAATTCTTAGAAAAATTTAGATTGCAAAGCACCTGTGAAGTTATCATTGGCGGCCAAGGACTTATTAGAGAAGAAAACGGAAGTTTTTCTCTTGTGCCTTCATTTGCTCATTATCTCAAAGATAAAAATCTAATTGACCATTGGATAAGAGGCGAGGCAGAATCTACTATTCCTGAAATCATACGTGGGAATTATTCAGCAGCAGGAATTGACACTAATTTTCTAGCAGAAAGAAGCGACATCAAATCACATACAGCAATGGACTTTAGTGATTTTGATATTACTTCTTATAAGAATGGCACCGAGCACGGCGTATTACCCATCGAAAGTTCCAGAGGGTGTATTAGAAGTTGCATGTTTTGTGATATTCCTACCATGCAAGGAGGATTTCGGGTCAAACCAGGATTACAACTTGCAAACGAAATGCTACAGTATTATGAAAAATACGGTGTTCGTACCTTCTTTTTTCATGATGCACTGTGCAACGGCAGTATGAAAGACTTTCGCATATTCAATCAGACATTAATAAATTATTACGAAGAAAAAGGATTGCCGGATCGTACACTAAGTTATAGCAGTCATGCAATTGTACGAACACAGGCTGCTATGGCTCCAAAAGATTTTGAACTTATGGGCAGAGCGGGTGCCGAAACAATGGTGCTAGGAATCGAAAGCGGCAGTGATGCTGTACTTGCTAGTATGCGCAAAGGGTTTACACAAGAAGATTTAAACTACAATATTCAAGAATACAGTAAAAATAGTATTCAGGTATATTTTTTAATTATAACTGGATGGCCAACCGAAACTGAAAAAGATCATCAAGACACTGTGGATATGCTAACTCGCTATCAAAAGTATGTAGCGGACGGAACTATCATTGGAGTTAATTTAGGTACCACACTCACTATCGAGCAAGGAACACCGTTATATGATAATCCATTGTCAATCAATGTTGTAGGAATTAACAATCGTCCTCCGCAAGGAACCGAATGGGTATGCACTACCAACACTGAGCTAACTTATAAACGCAGAATCATGCGCAGAATAGAGATTCAAGAACACTGTCACAATCTTGGGTACACTTTCTGGAAGGGCGACGACCAACTCAAAATTATGATGGACAAATATCAAGAAAGACTATCCATGATACAGGGGATGATACATTGAAAATCAACATTGCATTGAACGTTGAAAAACGACTAGGAGATCCGCTGATTAAAATAACAATCGATGACTACATGTTGTTGTACGAAGGAGCAGCTCGAGAACAATTTGAGTTTGATGTAATGCTAGAAGACGGCCATCATGAAATTAAAATCACACACTATGGTAAAACTATACATCACCATCAACTCGACGACAACGGAAAAATAGTAATTGACCGTCACGTGGAGATTTCAGGTATCACACTTGACGAAGTTGTGCTCAAAGACGAGCTGTGGTCTGGCAGATTTTTTCCAGTTTATTTGCACAAAGCTGATCATGAGCCGTATTTTATATGTCCTAATTTATATCTTGGACACAACGGAACTTGGATCATGGAGTTTAGTACACCTGCTATTCAATGGTTAATCAATCGCCGAAAGCCCGGGCTGGATTTAAATAATACCATTTTCAAATCCGGGCATGATGTTTTACTACAAATGAAAAGTAAATTTACGGATTTCCCTGATGTTTAATTACAACATAATCGACGAGTACCAAATTGAGATCACCACATACTGCAATGCAGCGTGTCCCCAGTGTCCGAGAAATCTCAACGGGTACGGTATCAATCCGCACATGCCGTTGACCCACTTGTCTAGAATTGCAATTGATACCACGTTTGATATTGCATTGTGTACTAGATTACGGCAAATATTTTTTTGCGGAAGTTACGGAGATCCTATTATGCATCCGGAGTTTCTTGATATATTAAGAGACTTTAGACGTAAGAATCCCACATTGTGGCTATACATACACACAAACGGCGGTGTACATAATACAGGCTACTGGTCCGAAATTGCTAAAATAATGAACGGCTATGGGCAAATTGATTTTGGCATCGATGGACTCGAAGACACTTTACATTTGTACAGAAAGAATGTAAAATACAGTAAGGTTATAGAGAACGCAAAAGCATTTATTGACGCTGGCGGGCGGGCACAATGGAATTTTATTGTGTTCAAACATAATCAGCATCAAGTTGAAGAAGTTAAACAACTAGGAAAAGAATTAAAGTTTTTTAATGTTTTGATTAGAAAAACAGGAAGATTCTTTAATCATGCAACAGTAGAAGAAATGAAGACTTGGCCAGTCAAAGACGAATATGTGTTAGAACCGCCAAGTTTGCCAGAGTATCAAAATCAAAGCATGTTGTTTTTGCCTGATCTGAAAAAAGAATATAATGATATCAAAGAATATTTTGATACAACAGAAATAAAATGTGATGCGTTGCTTGGTAAAAAAGTTGCCATCAATGCAGAAGGATTAGTGCTACCATGTAATTTTCTCAATCATAATTTATACGATCGACGATTTTACGAAGACGAAGTATTACCCGGTGCTAATTCATTAAGCACTGTTAACGGTAAGAATCAAACACGCGAGTTTTTAGAATCGTATAATTTAGACAGTTTTGACATTAATAAAAACAGTTTAGAAAATATTTTTATCAATCCCATGTGGAATGATTTAGTTGCCAGTTGGAATAAAACATTATCGCAAGGCAGATTATTTGAGTGCGCAATGACATGCGGTTCAAAATTAACAAAAGTTTGGGATCAAGGAGGATCTATAAAATTATGAAATATATGATAACAGGCGGCAATAGAGGACTAGGCGAAGCACTGTGTGCTCATTACAATGGTGACAGTTATAGTCGCAACAGTGGTTACGACATTACCAAAGACCGAGAAAAATTAGTAGAGGCAAGTTTACAATACGATGTGTTTGTTAACAATGCGTTTGACGGACCTTTTCAAGAATCGTGGGCCGACTTTGCACAAGTTAAATTATTGTTTGATGTTGCTACAGCATGGAAAAATGCCAACAAAATTGGCCACATCATCAACATTGGTAGCTCTGGAAGTGAATCTATTGTGGCACCGGCCCCTGCATGGGAAACTTACCGTGTCAGCAAAGCAGCCTTAAAACATCATAGTTTACAATGGACACAAGCGTTCAAAACAAACCAAGCACCGTTTAGAACAAGTCTAATCACATTGGATCGATTAGACACTGTACTAAGCCGTAGTCGTCCAAACTGGACAGGCAACGGTATTGATTTGTCCGATGTGAGCAATATGATCGACACTTGCATTAGCGTAAAAAACAACACCTGCATAGGCGAAATTACTGCCTGGGTAAACTTTGACGCATAATCACTAAAAATATAATACTAATTCATCAACAGGCATAACTATACAACATAACAGGCAACTCATCAAATAAAACACATGACATCATGGTACTATCAAAACATCTCAGTTGAGACATTACCCGAAGAATGTGTTGGATTTGTATACTTAATCACAAATAATCTCTCCGGACGCAAGTACATAGGCAAAAAATTAGCAAAGTTCTCAAAAACATCAGTAAAAGTAGTAAAACAAAAGAACGGCATCAAAAAGAAAAAGCGCATACGCACAAAAATCGACAGTGATTGGCGTGAGTACTACGGATCAAGTATTGATCTAGCCGCAGACATCTTAACTTTAGGCACCGAAAACTTCTCCAGAGAAATACTTTATTATTGCGCATCCAAGGCAGCATGTTCATACATTGAAGCCAGAGAACAGTTCAATAGAAAAGTATTGGAATCAGACGATTATTACAATGGACAAATCAGTGTACGTGTACACGGTAGTCACATCAAAAACAAAACACTTTAAATTCGATTACGACTCTGTGTTGGGTGCAATGGCCCAACCCCATTGAAGAACGGTGCAATACCCGGTCCGGACTTGGGTGTCAAAGGACAATGCTAACTTAAGGCAACAAATGGTTTGGGCTATGTGAAAAAGATACACCCCATGCTTATAGGACTTCGATTTATTATGGGGTCACTAGGGTTCCGTTGATACGTGAAGCTAGAGTAAGGGGTACCGGTCAACCGCCTCTGTGTAAGCAATTACAATCTCTTGATAATAAAGGCTGCTACACTCAGATAATGCTGTAAAAACCTTTTCACCGTGCATACGGTGAATTGTGACTGCGTAATCTAGATAATACTAGATACATTGATTGTTCTAACAAATAAAAAAAATTGATGAACGAAGTGAAATCAATAGACTTGCTAGCAAGTCTTTAACGTATAGATAACTCTTTTAATTTGTTTATGTAATGCTTTTCACCTAAGGAAACTGTGTGTTTCCAATCTACATTTGCATTGCTGTCGGCTAAATCTGAGATATATTTAAAACAAGTAAATTCTATTTTTGAATATTGGCATGCTTTGGCTATAGCATATGCTTCCATGTCAACCAAGTCTGCGGGTATTTCCAATACAGGATTGGATACAAAATTATCTCCTGTGCTGCACGTGATACCATCAATGCCTATGGCTATATCTGATTCAAATGGCGTTTGTCCTGCTTTAAGTCCAAACGCTTTACAATCCATGTCTCGCTGAACAAAGCGTGTGCACTGATACAATCCTGTGCCCACAGTGATACCACCTGCTGTACCAAAGTTTATAATGTGCTTTGGTTTGTATTGTTCAATAAGACGGGCAGTACACAAGGCCGCATTGACCTTGCCTACTCCTGTAAAAAATACATTATCTCGGTGTTGTAACTCCAGCGGTGCTTCGTTGCTGATAGCAATCAAGATAATGGTATCCATTAGAACTGATCCGGCCAATCACGGAACAGTGCATGTTGAATAGTGTTGCAATCAACAAACTGGTTAAATGATTTGTGTTTCACTTCGAGCTCGCCTTCTAGCGGCGCAACTCGTTTAAATGCACTGTCCATTTGTGCCATGCCAGTGAACTCCATAAGTATCATCCACTCAGGCATGTCTGCAATGCTGCGGAATCCCAGTTTACAACGAGTAATTCTGTAACTTTCCATTTTGCCTTCACCAATTAAATGATCAAAAAAACTTTTCATTCCGTTGACCCATTCAAGGTCTGTAAGGTCGCCTTCTTTGTTTGCCCAAATTGTATATACGTCTGCCATGTTATAGTGGTCCTAAAATTTCAAAGCCCTGCATGCTTTGTTTGTATAAGTGAGCCTGTTCCAGATACAAGTATTCAAAACCCCGCTCACGATATATTGCACACTCAGTTTGTAAACTTTCTATACCAAGCCGTAGCTTGGGTGTTCGATAGTCCCAGGCAAACTGAGCGCACAATGCGTTCTTGCTGTTGTAGCGTTCAATCAAACTGAACGCTACCAATTCTCCGTTGTTGCGATAACCAACAACATCTGTGTTTGGTGCTGTGTATCTACAATCAAATATAGGCATTACACTGGCAAAATGTCGATAGATACAGTAGCGTTTGTATATTTCGTTCAACTGATCTATGTCTGGATCTGTTATGTAATACCAGTCGCATGTCTGCTTGTAATCAGTTTTACTAAGATCTATTCTGGCAAATTGATAACTCACCGAGGATCTTTTCTGTTGTTGAACAGCGCGGTCAAGTACTCTTCTGGCCATGTGTGATAAAATCCTTTGCTGGCCATTTGTTCTGCACTGTCATCAAGTTTGCTTAAACTTTGCACCAACGACAGTGCATACTTGCCTTGATTCATACATACTCCGTTGACTAACTCTGTTTCTGCTGGATGATCTTCCAGCACTAATAAATCTTTTGCAACTAAAAATTCTTTATTGGCATCTTCCAATGCTTGATGAAAGCGAGCGTAATGGACTTCTGTAGGATCGTATGCGTAAATTATAACTTCGTACTTGCCCATGCCCTGTCGACAACAATTCTTTAAATCAAAATAAGGGTTAACTCCCACTAGAATATTGACTGTTCCGGTCAACCGTGCCTTGCGAGCAAACGGACACGGCGCCCATCCTCCCAATGCAGGATGCGGAACTTCTACAAAGTTCTCTGACCATGCTAGTATGTCTTGTTTTACTGTTTCTAAGTTTAACATTTCAAAAGAACGGTAGGCCGCTTTTCTTTGTTGTCTCTAAATTGTCTTTGATAATTTGCGAAACTGTAGTACGCTCATCCGGGCTAAGGTTCAATGCAGCCTCGTATGACAATCCGCCTCGCATGTACCAAACCATTTTCAACGCCTCTTGTTTGATTTCTCTACTTTCTTTTTCCATCTGGTCTACCCATTTGGAAATTTCGTCAGAGTCCAAGACTAAGAGGCGTCCTCGAAAAAACTTGTCATGTCCAATGTGATAGCTTGTTGATATTCTTTTTCACACGCAGCGCATTTCAATTTCATTGGCTGAATCTCGCCTTCTGCTTTGACATTGACAATATGATCTCTTATTTTTCCAAACAATCGCCGATCACAATTTTTCAACATGTCTTCGATAAATTCAGGTTCACTGACCAATGAATCTGGAGTTTTAACAGCAGAAATACTTTGTGCAATAGCACTTATTGTAATTTCGGTAATTTTTGTCAACGCTGCACTCAATGCAGACATGCGTAGGTCGTCGGGCATGTCTGTACTGGGCAACACTTGTAAAATCTTTTGTTCTTCAAACTGACGCTGATTGTTGTCGTTTAAATTTTTGTAGGTCATTGGTTTGAAGAAGATTTCAAGATCGCCATCGTGTATTGATTTTGAATAGTCCGGCGGTCGCATACGCTCCATGACTGTTCTAAGATCTAGCCCATAGTCTGCTTCGTTTTGGCAATGAGGACAACTTGTTGAAATTTCCATAGTATGCCCGTAACTGGCGATGCGAATAGCAACAAGAATAGTATCTACATCCATCGCAGGAATTGCCCATGGATCTTGTATGCTGGGTATACAACTTTTTATAACATTAACAACAGCATTGCCGTTGAACAATGCATCTGGTGTTCTGTATGTAATTTCGTCAATTGCAGTCATTGGATACACTGGCAACTCGCGGTTTGCTGGAATGTTTATTGCTGTTTCGGGATAATATTTTCCGTCACTTGGCAACTTGACATAAATTGCTGGTTGCCTAAAATATTGTGTTAACGGGTTGGTTGACATGCGATTTTCCTATATAAATATAGTTATGGTAAAATCTAACCCAGGCCAATAAAATTATGACACCCGAAGAACAAGAACAGCAAGAAACTCTTATCAAGTTAAACAACGCGCAAAGGCAAGCCGTTTACGAAACAGAACAGTTTGGTAAAGTTACTGATGAAACTGCTGCCAAGTTGTCTCAGTTACAATCTAGTTTAACCAACAATTTCAAAGCCTTGGGCAACAGTGGCATCAGCTTGGCCAAGCAATTAAACAACGGTGCTATTGGCGCTTCTGTGTTCAACGATTCAATTGGATCACTAACTGATGTTATAGGAGACTTGGTTGGACTGCTTCCGTATGTTGGTACTGCACTTAAAACTATAGTCAAAGGTGCAAGCGAATACACACAAGCAGTAAACAAACAAACAGATGCATTGTTTGAAAGTTATGAACAAATGTCCAAGATCGGTGCTGCTGGCGCAGGCGGCATGCAATCTGTTTACGATAACCTAAAAAAACTCAACCTTGGTGTCAATGAGCTGGACAAGTTTGTGGCCATTGTTGGCGAAAATTCTGACACGTTATATAAATTTGGGCAAACAGTAGGCGGCGGACTTACTGAGTTTGCCAATGTTGCAAACTCGATACAGCAGAGTGATGTAGGCCGTCGGTTCATGGAAATGGGTATCAGTGTTGATGAAATCAACAACGGTATTGCCAGCTATATGAGAATGCAAACAATTGGCGGAGTACGACAACAAATGTCTACTGATCAATTAATCAATGCTTCAAAAGACTATATCAGAGAAATTGATTTACTATCCAAAGTCACTGGACAAACTAGAAAACAACAAGAAGAGGCCATGGAAAGTGCAATGGCCGAAGAACGTTTTGCTGCGTTTAGAACAGAACTACAACTTCGTGCCAATATGGGTGACGAAGCTGCCAAAGCTCAACTGAAAGAAGTTGATACTTTAACCAAGAGTTTGGCCAAAGAAGCACCAAAGTTAAGAGTAGGAGTGTTGAATCTTTTGTCTGGTACATTGGACAATCCAGAAGCACAAAAAATAGCAAGAGGAATGCCAACTGCTACTGCGGCATTGCAAAAAGGAGCATTCAAAGCCAACGACATACTCAATGCAATGCAAAAAGATACAAGCAGAACCATTGGCAAGTCCGGCGAAGGATTTGGTGTAGCTCTTGGTAAATTGGGAATATTTGGCGAAACATTTGGTGACTTCAACGAAACAGTAAAACTAGCAAACATGAATGTGTATGGCACGCTGGAAGAAAGAATGGCAGCAGCCAAAGTTGAGCAACAGGTAACAGATCAAAATACCAAAGATGCCAACCAAACTCGTGTCAATAACCGTACAGCACGTCAGAGTCTCAATGATTTGATCAATGCCGGTATAGGACCAGTTACAACTGCAATGAAAGGTCTGTCAACTGCAACAGAAACCACAATTACTGCATTTGAAAAAATGGCCAACACAATGGGCATTGAAACTAGGAAACGCGAGTTGGCACCAGCAGCATCTCCACGTCCCGCAGGTCGTGCAGTACCTGCAGTTACAAGACCATCAGTAACACCACGCCCGCCGGGCGGAACGTCTACTCAGACAAGTGGGTCTGGCACCTTGTTGCAACAAAAAATTATACAAGCCGAAAGTGGCGGCAGAAATATACCAAATCAAAGCGGCCCTGGTGGTAAAGCAACAAGTTCTGCATACGGAGTTGCTCAAATAACCAAAGGCACATTTGAAGATTTGGTAAAGAACGCACAACCAAGCAGCCCGTTGTATGGTAAAACTCATGATGATATGAAAGCTGATGTAGGCTTACAATACGAAGCGTTGAGTGCGTTAACAGACAAAAATAAATCTATCTTGGCAAAAGCAGGTGTTAGTACAACTGACGCTGCAATGTATTTGGCACACTTCTTAGGTCCATACGGCGCAGTAAAAGCGCTGAAAGTAGGTGATTCATCAATGCTAAACTCTGCTGTGAATCAAAAGCAGATTGATGCAAACCCTAATTTGCAAAAAATGTCAACTGTTGGAGATTTGAAAACTTGGGCTGACCAAAAAATGGGTGGCGGTGGTTATAAGTTTGGCGGCATTGATTCAATGCTAAACTCTGCTGTGAATCAAAAGCAGATTGATGCAAACCCTAATTTGCAAAAAATGTCAACTGTTGGAGATTTGAAAACTTGGGCTGACCAAAAAATGGGTGGCGGTGGTTATAAGTTTGGCGGCATTGCAACTGGGCCAGACTCCGGGTATGAAACTACATTACATGGCACAGAAGCAGTGGTACCGTTGCCAAATGGCAATAGCATACCGGTTGAAATGCAAGGCAACAGCGAACAAATGGGATTGATGTCGGCGCAACTGTCAAGACTAGACGATATTGTGCGTGTGATGCAAAACCAGCTGGGCGTGTCGCAGAAACTTTTACAGTACGCACAGTAACATACGGTAAATACATGCTGTATGTTAAAGGAATTTCTCAATGGCTGAATCAAACAATGGCAAAAACGGACGCAATGGAGGGTGGCGCAAGTACTTCAAAATTGCTGACGGTGATGCCAACGGACAACTTAGTCCTATTTCCGGAAACAATGCCAACGGATTACCCGGCTACAACAGACAAACAGGCAGCGGCAACACTGGCTCTGCCAACGATTTTGCTTTTAGAAATTATGCAAGCCGCCTACCAGAAGTGTATTCAGGGCATCCCAACCGTGTTGAGCGATACAATCAATACGAAAGCATGGACATGGATTCAGAAATCAATGCATGTTTAGACATTATTGCTGAGTTCAGTACACAAAACAACGAAGACAACAACACACCGTTTGACATTGTATTCAAAGATACGCCTACTGATCACGAAGTAGAAATTATCAAAAAACAATTGCAGCAATGGACCAAGTTGAACAAACTGGACCAACGCATGTTCAAACTGTTCCGCAACACCATCAAGTACGGCGATCAAGTGTTTGTGCGTGATCCAGAAACATTTGAAATGTACTGGGTTGACATGGTCAAAGTAAGTCGTGTGATTGTAAATGAAAGTGAGGGCAAGCGTCCCGAACAGTATGTTATTCGCGACATCAATCCCAACTTTGAAAATTTAAGCATTGCCCCCAAAACCACCAGCGATTACTATGTGAGTCGTGCCACAGGATCTGCAGGACAAAACAGTTATTCAACACCTGGCGGTGGCGGTGGAGGACAAGGCGGTGCCAGTGGCAGTAGGTTTACACAAGCAATGAACGAAACCACTGTGGATTCCAAACACGTTGTGCATTTGAGTTTGAATGAAGGACTTGACTTCTTTTGGCCATTTGGACAAAGCATTTTAGAAAACATTTACAAAGTTTATAAACAAAAAGAATTGTTAGAAGACGCAGTGCTTATCTATCGTGTAAGCCGTGCTCCGGAACGTAGAGTATTCAAAATTGACGTGGGCAATATGCCAAGTCATATGGCTATGGCTTTTGTTGAGCGTGTTAAAAATGAAATGCATCAGCGTAGAATCCCCACTGTAAACGGAGGTGGCGCCAACATGATGGATGCTGCATACAATCCACTCAGCATTAATGAAGATTACTTTTTCCCCCAAACAGCAGACGGCCGAGGATCCAGTGTAGACACACTGCCGGGCGGTTCGGGCCTTGGCGAAATTGATGACTTGAAGTATTTCAACAACAAAATGGCCCGCGGCTTGCGTGTGCCCAGCAGCTACTTGCCTACTGGACCAGACGACTCTGACCGTGCTATGAATGACGGAAAAGTAGGAACAGCATTGATTCAAGAATATCGTTTCAACCAGTACTGCGAACGCTTGCAGCGTTTGATCATGCAAAAACTGGATGACGAATTTAAGATGTTTATGAAGTGGCGCGGATTCAACATTGACAACAGTATTTTTGATATTGTTCTTGGACCGCCACAGAACTTTGCCAGCTACCGTCAAGCAGAAATGGACACAAGTAGAGTTAGTACGTTTGCTTCATTGGAGCAGTTGCCTTATATGAGCAAGCGTTTCTTGATGGAACGTTACTTGGGATTGAGTCAAGAAGAGATTGCAGAAAACTCTAAGCTATGGCTTGAAGAACGCGACCAGCCAGAACTCAGAACCACACAAGGACAAGACTTGCGTAGTATCGGTATTACCCCTGCTGGCATGGAAGGTGATATCGAAACCGGTGATGCATTTTCTGCAATGCCACCAGACGGCAGTGCTGACATGGGTGCCGTCCAGGGCGCACCTGCTGGTCCTGGCACTGCGCCAAGTGCTGTTCCTCCGGCAACTGCATAAATACTTTTATGATTTTAAACGAACTGTACGAAAAGCAACCTGAAGGATATCAAGATATTTCTCAGGACAACAGCCAGCCCGAGCAAGGCCAATTGCGTAAAACTCGTTTGACATTAAAGCAACTATCTAAACTACGACAAATGTCGGACGTAAGACAATACGAATACAGTGAAAAACTGAAGGACATTCGTAAACAATACGCTCCGCCTGCTCAGCCCCCTGGCCTATAAATTTACGTCAAAAACACCAGTTTTGGCCGCTAAAAGTACCAAGTTTATTATTTTTATGTAAGTAATAAACATGAGCCATAACCTACTGGAGGAAAATTATGACATCAAAATTTGAAAAGTTAATTGAACACGTGATTAACGATGAAGAAAATGAAGCACAAGCACTTTTTCATGAAATTGTAGTTGAGACATCTCGCGAAATTTATGAAAATTTGATGGACGAAGAAGACTCAGACGAAGAAGAAACAGTTGAAGAAGGTATGATGAACGACGGCGATGCTGCTGACGATTTAATCACTGACGTTGAAACTGAAGAAGAAGGTATGAGCGAAGACGAAGAATTTGATGTCGAAATGGATGACGCTGAAGACTTTGGCGCCGAAGTTGGTGCAGAAGAAGGCGAAGAAGAAGACATCGAAGACCGTGTTGTTGACCTTGAAGACAAACTCGACGAACTAATGGCCGAATTTGAAGCCATGATGGGCGGAGAAGAAGAAGCCAACGACGACATGGACATGGACATGGACGACGAAGAAATGATGCCGGAAATGGGCATGATGGAAAACGTTGATCTTAAAGCTGCTCCAAAGCCAGTTACTACAGAACCAGCTGGAACAAACAGCAGATCTACAGTAGCCGCCAATAGTGGTGCCAAAGGAATGGCAGCTCGTCCAGTTAGAACAACTGATGGCGCAACTGCTGGTCGTGCTAACCCTGCTGTTAAAGACATGGGCATGACAACTAGTCCCGCCCAAGGCGCTGCACCAAAGCCTGTGTCAACACAAGCAGCTGGCGTAAACACCAAGTCACCGGTTTAATAGATTATGGCTCGTTATCTACAAGAGCATCTTAGCTTCTCGCAAGCGCAGGTAAAACTGCTGAGCGAGGACGCCGCCGATGGCTCTGGTAAGACCCTTTACATGCAAGGTATTTGTATTGAAGGTGACAAACGTAACGCCAACGAAAGAATATACCCGGCTCATGAGATCCGCAAAGCAGTTGGCACTATCAATGAACAACTTGAAAATGGCAATTCGGTATTAGGCGAAGTAGATCATCCCGATGATCTCAAAATTAACTTAGACCGTGTCAGCCACATGATAGATAAAATGTGGTGCGACGGCTCAATAGGTTATGGAAAATTAAAAATATTACCAACGCCAATGGGACAACTGGTTAAAACCATGTTGGACAGCGGTGTTAAATTAGGTGTTTCAAGTCGTGGATCAGGAAATGTCGACGACCGAACAGGACATGTTAGTGACTTTGAAATAGTCACTGTAGATGTAGTTGCACAACCCAGTGCTCCAAATGCATACCCAACAGCAATTTACGAAGGACTCATGAATATGAAGTACGGACATAGATTATTAGAAGTGGCAAAAGAAGCTGGGTCGGACAACAAGGTACAAAGATATTTGAAAAGCGGAATAGTAAAGCTGATCAAAGATCTTAAAATTAGGGAGGAATAAGCATGTTAGATGCTATTAAACCGTTACTAGATAGCGACTTGATCACCGAGGAAACTCGCCAGGAGATCTCTGAAGCTTGGGAAGCCAAGATGACAGAAGCTCGTGAACAAGTTCGTGCAGAACTACGTGAAGAGTTCGCACAACGCTACGAGCATGACAAAACAGTGATGGTGGAAGCCCTAGATCGTATGGTAACAGAAGGTCTTACAACTGAGATCCGAGCAATTGCAGCTGAAAAGCAAGCAATTACAGAAGATCGTGTCAAATTCAATGGCAAAATGAAGGAATCCGCAACGAAGTTCAACAGCTTCATGGTTTCTAAATTAGCCGAAGAAATTGGCGAGTTGCGCAAAGATCGTAAGCAGCACAATGAAGGTCTCCAGAAATTGGAAGGATTTATTGTGCATGCATTAGCCCGTGAAATTCAAGAATTTGCAACTGACAAACGTGAAGTTGTAGAAACAAAAGTTCGTTTAGTTCGCGAAGCACGTGGCCAATTAGAATCATTGAAGCGCCGTTTTGTAAAAGAATCAGCACAGAAAATGAGTCAATCTGTAAGCCGTCATCTAAAGGCAGAACTCAGTCAATTACAAGAAGACATCAAAGTTGCTCGTGAGAACAATTTTGGTCGTCGTATCTTTGAAGCATATGCAAGTGAATTTGGTGCTACCCATCTCAATGAGAAAGCAGAAGTACGCAAGTTGCACGACACAATTGCAAACAAAGATGCCAAGTTGTCTGAAGCCATCAAACTTATTAAGACTGCAAAAGTTCTTAATGAGAGTAAAGAGCGTGAAATACGCATGATCAAAGAGTCAAATGAGCGTCAAGCTACATTGGATAATTTGCTGGCCCCTTTGAACAAGGAAAAAGCCGAAGTCATGAGTAATTTACTCGAAAGCGTACAAACATCACGTTTGAAAAGCGCGTTTGAAAAGTATCTTCCAGCTGTTCTAACAGACCGCTCTGTAAAAGCTAACAAAGTAATTACAGAATCCGTGTCCGAAGTCACTGGCGATAAATCTGCCCGTAGCCAATATGTAGATGAAGTTGCTGACAACAGCAATGTAATTGACATCAAGCGGTTGGCAGGGTTGAATTAATTTTAAAGGAGACATTAAATGTCACAACAATTATTAGAAGGTCGCTGGGACGAGACCAAGGAAGCACTACTTGAAGGTCTAAACGGTTCCAAGCGCAGTAGTATGAACGTTATTCTTGAGAATACACGCAAGTACTTGAAAGAAAATGCAAGTGCTGGTAGTACAGCAGCTGGTAACATCGCTACATTAAACCGTGTGATTCTTCCAGTTATCCGACGTGTCATGCCAACAGTTATTGCTAACGAGTTGGTTGGTGTTCAGCCAATGACAGGTCCAGTTGGACAAATCCACACACTGCGTGTACGTTACGCTGCTGGCTTGACAGACAACTCAGCAGCCGGTACTTCAGTTGCTGCCGGACAAGAAGCGTTGAGCCCATTCACAATTGCTACAGCTTATTCATCAAGCCCAGCTGCTGCAAACAATGGTGCCACAACAACCACCAACTACCAAGGTGCTAGTACAGCTAGCATGGAAGGTAATGGCGGTAAGACAGTTTCAGTACAAATCTTGAAGCAAGCAGTTGAAGCCAAGACACGTAAATTGCAAGCTCGTTGGACATTTGAATCTGCACAAGACGCACAAGCCATGCATGGTATTGACGTTGAAGCAGAGATTATGGCTGCACTAGCACAAGAAATTACAGCTGAAATTGACCAAGAGATTCTCTTGAGCTTGAGCAGTTTGGCTGCCACTGAGTACACATACAACCAAGCTACTGTATCAGGTACAGCTACATTTGTTGGTGACGAGCACGCTGCTTTGGCTGTTCTAATCAACCGTGTTGCCAACTTGATTGCACAACGCACACGTCGTGGTGCTGGTAACTGGGCTGTAGTTAGTCCAGCTAGTTTGACAGTGCTACAAAGTGCTACAACTAGTGCGTTTGCTCGTACTACAGAAGGCACATTCGAAGCACCTACAAACACCAAGTTTGTTGGTACATTGAACGGTGCAATGCGTGTGTTTGTCAACAGCTACGCTACAGACTCAAGTCCAGTTCTAGTTGGATACAAGGGTTCTAGTGAAGCTGATGCAGCTGCGTTCTATTGCCCATACATTCCATTGATGAGCAGTGGAGTTGTGTTGGATCCATCAACGTTCGAACCAGTCGTGAGTTTTATGACTCGTTATGGCTTCGTGGAATTGACAAATACTGCAAGTTCGTTTGGTAATGCTGCCGATTATGTCGGGGAAATTGCCGTTCAAAACTTGTCTTTCTCTTAATCCAGAAAGTTTGTTCGTATTACAAAAACCCACTTCGGTGGGTTTTTTGTTGACCAAAATATCTATTGGTGTTAGTATAGTAGGTGAAGTTGCGGTACAGGACTAAATACTATTATGAAACTAATACACGAAATAAAACCATACACATACTTGATCCGGTGCAAAGTAACCGGAGAAGTATATTATGGAAGCAGAACCAAGAATGTAAAACTCAAAAGAACCCCTGCAGAGGACTTGATGCTGTACTATCAAACAAGTAGTAAACTTGTTAAGAACATGATACAACATCACGGGATAGAAAACTTTGAGTGGGAAGTACGCAGAACCTTTGACGACGTCAATACTACCGGGCTGTGGGAGAACAGAGTGTTGCGTCGTTGCCGGGTATTAGAAAATGATATCTGGTTAAATGCAAATCTAGCTAGTAAAAAAGAACTTACAAAAGCCGGTGCTAAAATAATCAGCAAAATTCACAAGGATAAGCCTAAGTCAGAAGAACATAAAAAAAATTTAAGTACTTCTCAAAAAGGTAAACCCAAAAAATCAACAGTGTATCAAAGTGAAGACTATCGAAGAAACATGTCTAAACTAAAATCCGGCCCAGGCAATGCTATGTACGGAAAACCCTGTTCGGAAGAAAGAGCTGCAAACATCAGTGCCGCTAAAAAAGCGCAAAACTTAACAGCCTATAATAAAGATATTCCAATGACACAAGCACAAAAAGACAAAATAGCCGCTACTAAAGAAAAAAATAAAGTTATGCTAACCTGTGAAGTATGTGGCAAAACTATGCGTCAATCCAACTTCAAACAATACGGGCACGGACCCAACTGCACATGAAATAATAAATACCGCATGTCCAATCCACCACCACCCTACACTGACATCACCGGCATAAGTCGTGCTGTGATGAAAGACAATGCACAGGTCAACATCACTGACTACAACGGCTCGGCTCGACCCAGCGAGCTGGTGGTCAGTCAAACGGATCAAACCATCTATGTGGGCAATGCCAGCGGCAGCTTGACACAGGTCATGCAAGTCACCGGAGCAGGTGTATTTTTAGGCAATGTGCGATCAGTCACAGATGTGACCGGGCTAAAACAAGTGTACATTGATCCTGTGACCGGCGAACTTGTGTACCACAACATTTGAAATATCTCATGATCACGCAAATAAAATACTCAGGATTGTTTCCAGAGCCACACCCCAGCCCTGTGGGCACAACGCAGGGTCTCAATCAACCAAAATCCACACCGGTGCCACCGGTTCCGGTTGTGCAACAGCCAGTTAAATCTTAAACAGCTTCAAGTGCAAGTTGATTTTCGTCACAACTGACGCCCAGTCACCCATTGTGGGTTGGCGGAACAATCTGGCTGTGGCATACCAAGGAGTGTCGTCTCTATTCAGCAACCAGCGCCAACACGGTGCATAGTTGTTCAACATGATCCAAGTGGGTTTGCCCAGTGACGCACTCAAGTGTGCTGTGGCAGTGTCCACACTGACAACCACGTCAAGATTTGCAATCAATCCGGCTGTGTCGGCAAATGCAGATGTGCCGCCCGGGAAGCAATGAACACCCGCGCTGACAAGTTTTTGTTGTTCTTCTGCTGTGCAATCAGATTGCAAGTTGTACCAGTCATAATTGGGATTTGATTCAACCAGTTCAATCATTTTCTCAAACGGCATTGCTTTGTGTTGGTTGATCCAACTGTCGCGTCTGCCACTCCATGCAAAACCCACACGCAGCTTTGTTTTGGCACCTAGATTTCTACGCCATTCGTCAACCAATTGTCGTCCCGGATCCAAATATTGAATAGTTGTGGGCAAGTTTTCAACCCGTACGTTTATTTTTCCAGGAATACTCATCAAAGGAATCCAATAATCAAAGTGTTCACCTGGATCTTGGTTATAGGTCAGTACTTGGACTCCTTGCCCCACGCCACTTGACTGTATCAACGATACCATGGCGTCAGTAACTTGTATGGTCACAGCAGCACCAATGTTCTTCAAATTCTGCACAAAGCGCACAAACTGAATAATATCGCCATGTCCTTGTTCTCCACGTACAAAAATACGTTTGCCTTGCAAGTCCTCGCTGTTCCAAACTGGCCAAGGATATTCTGGCAGTGTGCCTTTCATGTGTTCAAAGTTGTGTCGTGCTTCGTATGCAGGCCATCCACGTGCGTAGTCACCGCTCATTAAATACGCAACAGCAAGATTAAAGTGGTTGGTCACAGTATTGCTATCAAGTTGTACAGCACGCTGGTTGAACGGAATAGCACCCGCAGGGTCTCCCAGTTCTCTCAACACATTGCCGTAGTTGTTGAATGCACTGGCAGAGTATCTGTCTCGGACCATGGCATGCATGTACTGCTGTAATGCTAGCTCGGGTTGATGTTGTTCTCTAAAAGTGTTGCCTTGGGCAATAAGGAATTCTGTATTTTGCATGACAATATTTACACAGCTTTTTAGCCAGGTTAAAAATACTATTGTGGCTAAATACTTGTCAACACAATACGGTGTTTTATGCGGCACACCAGCCGCGTAGTAGCTAGAACCTACATCGGACTTCTTTAAGGAGAAAACAACATGGGACGTCCTCTAAAAATTCAAAAATACAACGTAGTCACATCAACACCAATTGATCAAGGCTATGCTCCATTTGGTGCTCCCACTTCAATGGACACAAGTACTGTTGTACTTCCACAACCAATTACACTACCGTTTCCATTCAGTGGAGTAGTCGGCGGCATTGACAGTGCAGGCGTCAGCGCTACATATCCTATTGTTTCTGTAACAGTGAATATTGTAAACAGCTTCTCTGGTGCAGCCGCAGGCGCAATTATTCGTCAGAAAGGTGCTCGTAAGTATCTAGTGGCAACCACAACTCCTATTGATCCTGCAAACGCAGTAGTGGGTGTTGCTCTTCAAATTGCAGCGGTTGGCAACACAGACTGGCAAGCAATGGGCGCGCCATACGGTGCTGCAATTGGTACACTGTTTACCCCAACAGTGGCCTCTGCAGGTGGTTCAACTGGTACAGCATTCGAAGTTGGTCAGTGCGTGTTGGCAGCCGCTGCGATTCCAACTGCTGGCAATATGAACATTGCTATGGCAGTTGCTGACGACAGTACCAACGTTTTCATCAGCAAGTTGACCAACAAGTTTGTGCAAGACTTCAACGGTGGCGGCGCCGGCGGTGTTGCTAGTACTGGCGATGTATGGGATTACGCTGCTACAGTTGACAACATTGACTACGCAGCCAACTTCTTCACTGATTCGTCAACATTTGCCAAGTCAGGCGCAGAAGTTTCTACATGGGCCGGAACCCAGCAAAACAGCAATGGCACATTGGGCCTAGCACAAGTTGACAGTACAACCTAATACGTTAGTTACTTAATTTTCAACACTTGATCCCCGCAGTTAAATACCGTGGGGATTTTTTTATGACTGTGGCATTTGTGCTTGGAAACGGCGTTAGCAGGTCTGGCTTACCGTTGGAACATATTCAAAAACTAGGAAAAATTTACGGGTGCAATGCTCTTTATAGAGAGTTCACACCGGATGTTCTTGTGGCCACAGACCGTGCAATATCACAAAGGATACAAGAAACTGGGTATCCTGTTAAAAATAAATTTTATACTCGCAAGCCCATCGAAGGTCTTGGCGCACACCGTGTACCGCAAGAATATTACGGATACAGTTCTGGGCCAAATGCTGTGGGCATAGCGGCAACTGATCAACATACTAAAATTTATATTATAGGGTTTGACATGGGTCCCAGTGTACATAATCAATTCAACAACTTGTACGAAGGCACAGAGTTCTACAAACCATCAGGGTCAGCACCTACTTATACCGGAAATTGGGCAAAACAGTTGACAAAAATAACAAAAGATTTTCCTAAAACGCAGTTTATTCGTGTATGCGGCAACACCACGGCCCGTCTACCGGCACTAGATAATATTACAAATCTGACACACGAGGATTTGTCAACCTTTGTAATGCGGATAAATAATCAAAAGGATCTATAAATGGCTACAGTAAAAAACACCAGCGACGACTACACTATCACAGTGGCGGATGGCCTTGGTACGCTGACCATTAATGCCAATCTTGATGTATTTGGTAATATCACCTACATTGACTCAACTGAGCTAAGAGTCTCTGACCCGTTTATAACAGTTGCATATGACAATAACGGCACAATACAAAGCATGGGCTTGGTGGCTCAAAAATCAACAACAACATTTGCCGGTCTGCGATTTAACACAGTGTCCGGTGAGTGGGAAGTTAGTCCTGCGGTTGATGCAGATGGCGGACCAATAACACCATACTCAACTATATCAACAGCTGGCCTACGCATCCTGCCAGGAGCACCTGTTAATTCAGTGCAGTACAACGGAGCAGGCAGCTTTGCAGGCGATGCAGCATTTACGTTTGATGCTGGCAACGCCAAAGTAAACATAACAGGACAAATGGTGTTGGCAAATATTGTATCAACACCTGCTGCTACGCCAAACGTGGCAGCACTATACAACAAAGCCGAAGGTTCAGGTGGCACTGGCGTTTATGTCATAAGCCCAACTGTCAACGATGAATTGGTTAGTAAAACCAAAGCAATTGTATTTGGCATTATATTTTAAGGAATCAACATGGCAATCACCAACACTCGATTAGACAGCACTAATCCAACCACAGTATTTGATGCAGTGGGACAACAAGCTATCACAGTGCTGTATCTTTGTAATACAACTGCAACCACTTGCACAGCAAATGTGTTTGTAATCAACAGCAGCGACAGTACATCGTCTGCTGATACAAATATGGTATATTCACAGCTGGAACTCACAGCAAACGAAACTTATGTGATATCAACAGAAAAACTCATACTCAACGACAACGACTTAGTTGAAGTCGAAGCCAACATAGCAGATTGCATCACAGTAACAGTCAGCTCAATATCTGTATAACATGGGCAACTGGACAAAAAACCGCAGATTAGAATCAGGCAGCACTTCGGTTGTTATGCCTTCTGGCAATTCAGCAACTCGCCCTGTTGGCCCCGTTTTTGGTCAGTTTAGATTCAATACCGATGTTGCTCAAATTGAATTCTACAACGGATCAATTTGGGTTACTGTTGCAGCTGACGGCGGCATTTCCTACACGGTTGACAGTTTTGTTGGTGATGGTTCTACTATCATATTTACTATGTCAGAAGTTGAAAGTTTAGCACAACAAATTATTGTGTTTGTAGGAAGTGTTTATCAGATACCCATTACAAACTATACCGTCGACGGCGGATTTGACATTGTGTTTGCCAGCCCGCCGCCGAACACAATGCCTATAAACGTAATTCACAGTAACAGTTAACAAACTAAATACCCTGTAAGGGAAAAAATCAATGGCCATTAGTAAAATTGCAGGACAGATGTTGAAAGACAATCTCGAAAGAGATGGTGCTAATCTGGCAATTTCCGACACTATAGCCGATACTCCTATATTCTTAGTTGATGTTACCAATGCCAGAATTGGTATTAACACAGCCACACCAACTGTTAGCTTAGACATTGCAGGCAATATTCTTGCAACAGGTATCTACACAACAGTTGATATTGAGTCAGACCTGTTAATATCTAATACACTTGCAGTCGCAACCTCTGCCAATATTGGCGGCGTTAATATTATAGGAAATTCAATATCAGCAGATTCGGGCATTCTAGAACTAGGGTCTGTTGCCAATATTTCGATCACAGGTGGATCACTCAATTTCATACTGTCAACAGACGGCACTGGAAATTTATCATGGTCATCATTTGGATCAGTTGGTGTAATTGGTAATAGTATTGCAATGGGTACCAACACACTGGGCAATCTTGTAAGTAACGCAGTTACGTTAACAACCAGCACAACTGTAACAGATGGTATAACACAATTAAACTCAGTTCTAGGTAAATTGGTTCCACCGTCACCTGGAAACTTTCCGGATAGCCAACCACTTTCGATCTCTAGTGTATCAACTTACAGAATGACCAACATTACTCAAGTTGACAATACCCCAGAGACCAATAAATCAGTAGCCGCAGGAACAGTTGTATCAACTGTTCGTAGAGCCGCTACATACTCTACAAATACTATTTCAACAGTTGGACCGGGTGACTCTGGCACAATTGCTGCTGTGCTCAATGGAGTTGATGTTGGGTCAGTTACTTTAAACACATCGGCTAACCCATCTGCCAACGGAACTTACGGCGGTAATCTTGTTATTTCCAACAACTTTGATTACAACACAGCCAACGCAAACATTGCAGCCGGTTTTTGGTATGTGTTTTCGTCTGCAATTTCAGGCAGCGCAGCACCGGCAGGATGGAACGAAGTTTATATTTCTGATACAGCAACTGCAAGCACCACAAATACCCCAGTTTGGTATTATGACAATAGTAGTCCACCTGCTCCAAGTTTTAGCAACAGCACAATTGCCACAACCGGATCACCTACGTTGTTGTACAGCAGTACTATTCCGCATTATACCACTGCTACTCAATTTACAATAACATCGGATGTGGCCAACATAAGTGGCAATACATATCCAACATCAAATACACTGACATCTGGATCCGCCGCGGGTAGTTTTTCAACCCCTGCGTCAGTCACTTACAGCGCCAGCAACATTGGAAGTAATGTTCTTGGCTCTTTTGCATCAGCATCATTTTCAACAACTGCATCGATAGCATCAGGCTTTGGCTCCAGTTCATCTGGTCCGTTAATGAGCGTAAACAACAGTTATAGTTCAGGCACACTGACACTGACATCAGCTTTGGCCAATGTTGTATTACGAAAAACAGGTACTTCGACAGCAGTTGACGAAAGCAATATTGTTGTGACCAGTGTTGGCACCGGCAGCGGCAATGCTGTTCGCATTATAAACTCGGGAAACAGCAGCACTCCAACATACACAATTAACGCAGCAACCTTCAACAGTCAGTCATCTACGTTAGAAACATACGATGCAGTGGTTGTTGGCACAGGATCGCAAGGTGTACTCAAACACGATCAAACAGATTACACGACTGGCTACTTGCCAACTGGTCCTGATTTAAGTGCTGGACGTACAGGAACACAGTATTTTACATTTAAATTTGTAAGATCAGATGTAAGTAAATTTGACATCACGTATGCAGGCAATGTAGCTGGTATGTGGGTAGCATTGCCTGGCAGCGCAATAGATTCAAGTTCCAGTGCAAACGGGTGGATTGACATGACAGTGTCTTATGCAGGCGCTGGATATCCAGGCGTCAACGCACCAGGCAACGGGTCTGATGGATGTAGTCTTGGTGGTGTAGTTGTTGCCAACTCAAACACAGGCAGCACCAGCAAAACTTGTACGTTTGGTACTGTGTCAAGTTCAAGCACTGGCACAAACGAAATTTATGTAAGACTAGCTCTTACATCTGGTCAATCAATGACCGGCCTTTCTTTAAAAGCAGCGAGTAACTAATGGCAGTCTCAATAACACAATATGTTGATTTACTGTTCAAGAAGCTGCAAGGCGTAGCAAAAACTGCCAACAGCATATCCAAAGGCGCTTCGAACGAAAGCATTGCTAGCCCGGCATTTATTCGCGGCGATGTTGTTTGGATGGAAGCAGATCAAATTACAGCAACTGCTGGCGCAATTTCTGGCATTGCCAACGCCAGCATAAATGGAACTTCTGTCGAATGTGTTGCGGATATCACAGTGTCGCCCATTGGTGGTATACGTCCTACGTGGTTGTCCAATGTACAATATTGGATCCCTCAAGAATTTGGACCCACATGGTTACCAAAAGTTTTTGTAGCCCCGTCCGGGGAAGCCAATATACAAGCAACAGGAACACAAATATTTGCTGCTGGTATTGGAGGAGTTGGTGAGTACTTTTTTGACACACAAGCCGGAGTGCTGAATTTTATCGGCGAAACTATTCCAAGTGTTCTCACATCAGGAAATGTAGTTTACATTTCGGGTTATGAATATGTTGGGTCAATTGGTGTAAACAACAACACAGGCAACGTAACAATTGGCAATTTAACAATAGCCAACACTACTATATCAACATCGCTTGCTGATGGCAACATAACACTTGATGCAACCGGTAATGCAATTGTGCAAATTACAGGAACTGCCGGTGTTTCCATTCCGACTGGTGATACCGGGGATCGCCCAAATCCAGCAATTGCAGGAACGTTGCGCCTTAACACTGATACAAATATTGTAGAAGTATACACAGGATCTGTTTGGAAAAGTGCCGGCGAAGGATTGTCAGTTATCAGTAACCAAACTATCGAAGGCGACGGAGTTACTGATACGTTTACACTGAATCAAGACGCCACAGCAGCCGGCATACTGGTCACTATCAACGGTGTTAATCAAACACCTGGTGCGGATTACGATGTATCCAGTGGTGATCAAATAACATTTACAACAACTCCAATTGTGTCAGACACTGTGCAAGTTCGATTTATCACAGTGACCACTACAATTTCTGCATTGACAAACACCAGTGGAAATACCACAGTTGCAACCACTGCAAGCGGAAATATCAATTTTGAAATAAATAGTTTGACAGTAGCACAGATAACCAATGCCAGTATTTTGGATATCAGTGCAGCCCACAGCCTTCGATTGCCTACATACACAGTAAGCCAGGCCAGTGGGTTAAGCAACGTAGCAACGGGACAGGTAATTTATGTTTCGGACGGAGCTTCTGGATCACCATGTCTGGCAGTATACAGCGTCGGTGGTTGGAAGCAAATTGCAATCGGCAGCGCTATTACAACCTAACTTTTTCCTGCACTGGAAATTAACTACCCAGTGAGGTTTCCTCACGATTTTGGTAAATATATTCAGTAGTATTGAACGCATAGTGATGGGCATTGTGCAGGAACAAATATAAAATAGGAGTCTTAAAATGGCTGTAACCAGAATTAAGAATAATCAGATAACTGACGCAACAATTGTTGCAAGTTCAAAGTTAACTGATTATTCAATCAGCGCAGGAAAAATTGCTAACAACTTAGTTTATGGATCAAACCTAACAGTTTCTGGAAACCTAACAGTTTCCGGAAACACCACTGCAATTGACACCAACATAACAACAATTGAAGATCCGGTTATTTTGTTGGCATCAACAGCAACAGGTGCACCTTCAGTTGACATTGGTTTTCTAGGGCAACGTGGATCAAGCACAAACATTGCGTTTGTATGGGACGAAAGTCAAGGCTTGTTTGTAACAGCGTTTACAAACACAGCTGAAACTGAAACAACCATCAACATCACTGCGTATGCCAGTACCAAAGTATTGAATTCAGAAGTAACTGGTGATCTACGTGTCACAGGCGCAAGTAACATTGCCAGCATGAACGTTGCTGCTGCATCAACTATTGACTTTAACACAAGTGTTATTGGAAACATTGGAACGCCTGTTGCTGCAACAGACGCTGCTACAAAAGCATATGTTGACAGCGAATTAAGTGCATCAGGATTCAGTATCACCGACGGTGTCACAACCGAAGCAGTAGTAGGCGGCGACACAATCGAGTTTGAAGGCGACACCAACATCACTGTCACTGTTGACCAAGTTTCTGGTACAGAAAGTAATGTTGCTGTTGTATTGAACAACAGTATTACTCTTTCTGGCACAATCACAGGCGGCAACTTGGCAACAGGTGGCACTGTAAGTTCAACTGGAACAGCTACTTTGGGCAATGTTGCCACAGGTGGAACAATCAGTTCAACTGGAACAGCCACACTGGGCAACATTGCAACAGGTGGAACCGTAAGTTCTGTTGGTACAATCACAGGTGGTAATATTGCCACAGGTGGTACAATCAGTTCAACTGGCACAGCCACATTAGGCAATGTTGACACAGCTGGCGCAATCAGTTCAACTGGTACAGCTACATTGGGCAACGTTGCAACTGGTGGAACCGTAAGTTCTGTTGGTTCTATCACAGGTGGAAGTATTGCTTCTGGCACTACAGTAAGCGCAGCAGGTACAATCACTGGTGGAAACGTTGCAACTGGTGGAACAATCAGTTCAACTGGAACAGCCACACTGGGTAATGTTGCAACAGGTGGTACTGTAAGTTCAACTGGCACAGCCACATTGGGCAACGTTGCAACTGGTGGTACTGTAAGTGCTGTTGGCACAATCACAAGTGATGCTACAATCAGCGGTGGCAACTTGGCAACTGGTGGAACAGTAAGTTCGACTGGTACAGCTACTTTGGGCAATGTTGCCACAGGTGGAACAATCAGTGCAGCAAGCACAATCACAGGTGGTAACGTACTAACTGGTGGAACAATCAGTGCTACCAGCACTATCACAAGTGCTGATACAATCACAGGTGGTAACATTGCAACTGGTGGAGCAATCAGTTCAACTGGTACAGCTACTTTGGGCAATGTTGCCACAGGTGGAACTATAAGTTCTACAGGCACAGCTACTTTGGGCAATGTTGCAAGTTCTGGATTTATTTCCACAACCGGTAACGTAAGTGCTGGAAATGTCAATACATCTGACATTGTTGGCGCAACAGTTACTGTCACATCTGCTGGTGCTATTTCATTGGCTGGTACAGAAATCAACGCCAATAGTACAAAAATTCTCAACTTGGCTGACCCAACCAGCGGCGGCGATGCTGCCAACAAGCAATATGTTGATTCAGTTGCTGAAGGTCTAAACGTTAAAGCAGCAGTAATTGCCGCAACAGACGGCAACATCACATTGAGTGGTGCTCAAACAATTGATGGTATCAGTATTGTTGCTGGCAATCGTGTTTTGGTCAAAGACCAAACTGCTCCTGCTGAAAATGGTATCTATGTTGCCGCTGCCGGAGCATGGGCCCGTTCTACTGACATGGACGTATGGGCAGAATTTCCTGGTGCGTTTACTTTTGTTACAACTGGTACTGACTACGCCGATACAGGTTGGGTATGTACATCTGATGCAGGCGGCACACTTGGCGTAACAGCAGTTACATGGAGTCAGTTCTCTGGTGCAGGTCAATACACTGCTGGTGCTGGTTTAGACCTAACTGGTGTGATATTCAGTGTCAACGTTGACGAAACTACAACTACAATCACAGGCGATGCTGTTGTGGTTAAAGCAAGTGCTCAGTTTGTAACACCAAATATTGGTGCTGCTACAGGTGCAAGTTTAAGTGCAACTGGTGCTGTTACTGCTGATGCTACAATCACAGGTGGTAATGTTGCAACAGGTGGAACAATCAGTTCAACAGGAACTGCTACAGTTGGTAATGTTGCAACAGGTGGAACAATCAGCTCAACTGGAACTGCTACTGCTGGTAATTTGGTAACAGGCGGCACATTGAGTGTTACTGGAACAGCTACTGTTGGTAACGTTGCAACTGGTGGAACAATCATTGCTACTAGTTCTATCACAGGCGGAAGTGTTGCTACAAGTGGCACAGTAAGTGCAACGGGCACAATCACAGGTGGTAATATTGCCACAGGCGGAACAGTAAGTTCAACTGGTACAGCTACTTTGGGCAACGTTGCCACCGGCGGTACTGTAAGTGCTACAGGTACAATTACCGGCGGTAACGTACTAACTGGTGGAACAATCAGTGCTACCAGCACTATCACAAGTGATGCTACTATCACAGGTGGTAATATTGCCACAGGCGGAACAGTAAGTTCAACTGGTACAGCTACTTTGGGCAATGTTGCCACAGGTGGAACAATCAGTTCAACTGGAACAGCCACACTGGGTAATGTTGCAACAGGTGGTACTGTAAGTTCAACCGGAACAGCTACTTTGGGCAACGTTGCAACAGGTGGAACAATTGATTCAACTGGTACAGCTACTTTGGGCAACGTTGCAACAGGTGGAACAATCAGTGCTGTTGGTACAATCACAAGCGATGACACAATCACTGGTGGCAACCTGGCAACTGGTGGAACAATCAGTTCAACTGGAACAGCCACACTGGGTAATGTTGCAACAGGTGGTACGGTAAGTGCTACAGGTTCAGTTACAGGTGGAAGTATTGCTACAGGCACCACAGTGAGTGCTGCTGGCACTATCACAGGTGGTAATGTTGCAACTGGTGGAACTGTAAGTTCAACTGGAACAGCCACACTAGGTAATGTTGCAACAGGCGGAACAATCAGTTCAACCGGAACAGCTACTTTGGGCAATGTTGCCACAGGTGGTACTGTGAGTGCTACAGGCACAATCACAGGCGGTAATGTTACAACGGCTGGTACATCTAGTCTGGGTAACATTCGTATCAGCAGCGACGACATTACTGATGTAGGCGGCGGAATTGTTAATATTAACCAAGCACTTGACAATGTTGACTTTGCTGTAAACGGTGATACAACTGCCAACGTGTTGTTTGTTGATGCCGGAACAGAAACAGTCAGTATTGGTAGTTCAACACAGACAACTGGCGTTATATTGGCAATGAATTCTACAACATCATTCCTGCAACCAGTTGGTAACACAGCACAGCGTCCAGCTACCGGTGTAACAGGTATGTTGCGTTTCAACAGTCAAGTAAACAGTGTAGAAGTTTACAACAACACTGAATGGGTAGCAGTTGGTGTGCAAGAAATTACAGTTATTACCGATGATCAGTTTGCTGGTGATGATGTTACTGTTGCCTTTACGCTAACTGAAGAATCAACTACATCAGGTACAATTGTTGCAATTAACGGTATTCAACAGGTCCCAACCAGTGCTTACTCTGTAGCTGGCACAACATTGACGTTTACTGAAGCTCCTGCTACAGGCGACGTGATTGACTGTCGTATCTTGACCACTACCACCACTGTTACCGGTATTACCGATGGTACAAGTAGTATTGACATTGACGGCAGCGGCGGAAACGTTGTAATAGAAGTTGGCGGTACTGACATTGCTGTGTACCATCCAGGTGGTGAAAATATCACTGGTGCAATAAGTGCAACTGGCACAATCACTGGCGGAAACGTTGCAACAGGTGGTACTATGAGTGCAACTGGTGTACTCACAGGCGGCTCAATTACCACAGGTACTACAGTAAGTGCCACTGGCAATGTAACTGGTGCGTTTATCATTGGTAATGGTTCACAACTAACTGGTTTGCCAGCAGGTTATGCCAATTCTGACGTTGCTGCATACTTGGCCGGTGGTACTGTAAGTACTGATATCAAGACAACTGCAACAATCAGTGCTGCTGGCACAGTTACAGGTACATCGTTTATTGGTGTTGCAACATCAGCTCAATACGCTGACTTGGCAGAAAAATACACAGCTGACGCTGAGTATGCTCCGGGTACAGTGGTATCGTTTGGTGGTGATGCCGAAGTTACTGCAAGTACAGATGCCGACACTCGTGTTGCAGGTGTTGTTTCTACAAACCCTGCGTTTACCATGAACAACAACTTGGTTGCTGATCATGTGGTCACTGTGGCATTTACTGGTCGTGTACCATGTCGTGTTGCTGGAACTGTACGCAAAGGTGATTTGATGGTATCTGCTGGAAATGGTTTGGCCCGCGCCGAATCAAATCCTGCACCAGGAACAATCATTGGTAAAGCTCTTGCTAACCATGATGGTGCCGAAGGTACAATCGAAGTTGTAGTCGGACGCTTCTAAAAGGTTTATACTAGCAGGCAACTGCTGGTATTACCTACCGAGAATAGGACCCAACGGTCCTATTCTTTTGGCTAAATATAGATAACAAAATGGAAAACAAATGGGATTAACCAAACCTCGTGCATCGCAAATTCTTGATTTAGATTACAAACAAGCAACCCGTGTGATAACTGTTGCTGATGTAACACTAAGTAGTGGTGCTCCGTTGGTGGTTGACGGAGTGTCGTTGAACGCAGGCGATCGTGTTCTAGTGACTGGTCAAAGTACCGGCAGCCAAAACGGAATTTATGTAGTAACAGTAGTTGGCGTAGGGTCAGACGGAACATGGGCTCGTACAAATGATGCCAACGAAGATGATGAGATTTCTGGCGGCATGATTATTATGGTTACCGAAGGCTCTGTTTACCAAGACACTCAGTGGAAACTAACAACCAACGACCCTATTGAACTGGGAGTGACCAGTTTAACTTTTGTAATCAATATTTTAAGCAGCGTGGGCGGTGCCAATACACAAGTACAAATAAATGATGCTGGCACATTAAGTGGATTTGGCAACTTTGTGTTTGATAAAATAACAAATGTTCTTTCAGTTACAGGCAACGTTGCTGGGACATATATATTAGGCGATGGTAGTCAGTTGACTGGCTTGCCAGCAGGGTATGCTGACTCAGATGTTGCTGCATACTTGACCAGTGGTACGGTCAGCACTGATATCAAGACAACTGCAACAATCAGTGCCACTGGTACAGTTACAGGTTCGTCATTTGTTGGTGTTGCAACATCGGCTCAATACGCTGACTTGGCAGAAAATTACCTTGCAGACTATTCTTACAACGCAGGCACAGTTGTTGAATTTGGCGGCAGCGCAGAAGTTACTATTTCTTCCACAAGTCATAGCACCGCGGTTGCTGGTATTGTCAGCACTGACCCTGCTTACTTAATGAACTCTCATTTAGTAGGTGAACATGTTGTTGCTGTTGCATTAACAGGGCGTGTTCCGTGTGTGGTACAAGGTCCTGTGAAAAAAGGAACTGTGCTAGTTGCTGGAACAATACCCGGAACAGCTATGGCTATTGATAATTTAATATTTCAACCTGGTTGTGTAGTGGGCAAAGCATTGGAATTGATTGATTCTGTTGATGTAAAAACTATCGAAGTGGCGGTGGGAAGATTATGATCAGAGAACAATACCGTAGTGATTATGAAGGTGAATTTGTAATCACCGAAAGCAAATGGTCTGCAGGCAAAAAAAGTCAAAATAGAGAATGGGTAGAAAACCCAATCAACAACCAACACGTCAGTGGCCGCGCTGCTTGTATTGTTGGCAACATTGACAAAGAACGTTTTGACTACACACGACTGCAACGCCATAAAGGCGGACTACTAAGCTCTAAAAAATTACAAACATATGGCACTGGGTCTATCACCAAAGAAATGCGTTTGGATTTTGCTGTTGAAATCAATAGACCAATACTACAGGATATATTAGATCGCAAATACTCAACTGACAATATTGTGTACACCACTACCAGAAACTGTTTGGTAAATCCAGGAGAGTTTTATTTGATTCCGTACAATACACTTATGGCAATGGAAGCACTTATGCTTTGGTTGGCAGCGTTTGACGGACATAAAGAAATCTTTATGATAGGATACAACAATTTAACAAATGGCACAACCAGCGAATGGATGTCACATGTGAACACAGTTATCGGTGTGTTTCAATCTGTTAAATTTACGTTGGTTGGCGAAGAAACTTCTATGCCAATAGCATGGCGCAAAAACGCCAATGTTGATTGTATAGACTACCGCAGTTTTGTCACATACTGCGATGTCAGGTAATACTGTTTTCGATAGTGGACATTTTACCACGAACAGCATCAAAATTCACAGTTGACCATAACCCAGGGTGCATGGGCCTAGGCCAAGTGCCACTGGCAATCCACGCCCACCCAATGTGCTCTTCGTTCAATACTGGAGCAAACTCGTTAGCAACACTACAAAAGAATGTGTGATAAAAAAATCCGCCATCTGCACTGGTAAACTTTTCTATTGGTACCAACTTTAAATAGTAAGGCATTGAACCCAATTCTTCTTCGCACTCTCTAACCATTGCTGCCATCAGTGTTTCGTCTGCTTCTACTTTACCTCCGGGTAGCCCCCAAGAGTCTGGATGTCTTGTATCGTTGCGCAACAAATAAAGATACCGCTGTGTGCTGACGCTAAAAAACCAAACACCAACTGCGTTCAAAGTACTATTCTCCATTGCCCACCAGGATATAATCCTTGGTAACTCTTGACCCAAGTTGTGCCTGTCCACTTGTATTGTAATGCAGTGGTGATGTTTGTTACATACTGTAAATTATCTGGGCTTGATGTATTGTCAAACAACACTTGCCAGCGACTGTCAATGTATTCAATAATGTCATTGGCTTTGGCAACCAAGGGTTGTCCCACTGTACCTTCCCAGTCAGCCGCATTGCCTGTGTTGCTGCCTGTGGCTTCGGTCAACAAGTAACGTTGTCCAACAGCCGCAGCTGGTAACCCATTGCCCGGGCCACTGCGCAATGGGTCAATGACAGACCTCACTGGTGATAATGTATTTTGTGGCTTTGAATCTTCGTCAATTGTAAACAACATAAAGCGATCATCGCTTGGATCATATGCAACAGTACCAGCAACTTCAGTGCCGTCTTCTTGTTCTAAGAATATTTGACTAATGCCAGGACGTAACACGCCATACGCACCCACCAAGCCTGTCCATAACAAGTTGCTGGCCGGAGAGTCGGCAGGTGCCAAACTTGAATTTGGTTGATCAACCACAGCACTAGGACGCAGTGCTTGCAATTTATTACCAATCAACAATGTTTGGTAATCCCACGGAGTGATCACAATCCGTGTGCCCATCAACAAATCATTATCTAGCACAGCGTTGGATGCATCGCCATTGGCGTCGTGTATGTTGGCAATAATACGTTCAACTACACCTAACTTCTTGACCTTGGCCGGACTTGTGATCCAAATTGGCAACGTGAATGTCAATGTTGCTACATCAATGTTGTCGTCTGTGCCAACAGGCACTGATCTAGAAGTCCATTGCGAAGATTCCAACTGAACAATACTCAAACTGGTCCAGTCAATGTAATTGTCTGTGCTTTGTATTTCCAATGCAGGGTTAAACAACACTGCTATTTGTTCTAACAATTGAAACTTTTGATTTGTATTGGACGTCCATACATCCAGTTTCAATGTCAACTTGTACGGCACAGGCATCAATCGTTCAAGTGTAAATGCATTGCCTTGTGTGGTTTCGTATGTCTGGGTATTCTCGTCGTATGTGCGTTGGCGTACCGAAGTCTTGCTTACAAAATATGGTTCTTGCATCCGCGGACGATCGTAATCAAATCCTGAAATGTAAAACGACATTATCGGAACAGATGTCATGAAGTTTGCTGAATTATTTTGTATAATAGTTTGTACTTGACGGCTTGAATCACCGTAACGAATTGGAACACGAACCAATGTGTGTGCAGTTCCTGCTTCGTTACGTCCGTATTCTACTTGAAAGTTTGAAAAAATACGTGTGAATTGTAAAAGGAAACGACGTATTTGTTCATCATAAAAGAACATTGGGTTAGAAGTTGAAGGTACAGTTGCCATTGTTTATTAACCGCCGTTGTCTGCGTCTGGTTTGAGTATGTCACTTAAACTTTGACGACTTGGAATAGCACCACGATCAGTGGTTTGCACAGTTTCTCTATTGTTGACAAAGCCTGCTCTTAGTGAAGAATTTTTGTATGTGGTTTCGTTGTAACCGGTTGCTGGTTCAAATACAGGTGCAGTACGCACACTGTCTTCAATTTTGATCCATGATCCGCCATTGAATCGGAACAAACGATTTGGAAAGTAATCCAAGCGCAATGCATAGTCACCGGCAGCTGGATTAGACGGAAATCCAACACCGGCTGTAATTGGCAAGCCGTTGGGAGCAACACCGTCTCCTGTTAAATAACCAACTGTGTAACCGTCAGCGCGTGGTGTGATACCTTGGCCGCCTTGTGTACCATCCACCGTCGGCGATGAATCATCGGCAGTGAGTCCTTCTTGAGCAGGTTGTCCGTCTTCTGCGCTAGGAAGAATATAAAACTTAACAGTATCGTACCCTGTCAATGGAACCTCTACTGCTGCTTGTGTTAGTATAGCATCGTTTATTTGTAAATCTTTTGTGCGTGTAGAAGTTTTGCCAGCAATTGTATCTGGAGTTTTTACTGTCCAGTAAGTTGCATCAGTGACAGGTGTTCCAGGCGGAACTTCTCTACTGGCAGTGTAAAATGTATCGCCGTTGTTGACAACAGTACCAGCAGGATATAAATTACCCGGATCCCAGATATTGTCTGGTTCAAATGCTTGTTTAGTAATACTGTTGTATTCTTGGGCATTGACCATTGGGGTAACTTTGACGCGCCACAAGTGCGGCAGCCAAGTTTGACTAAAGCCTTCTGCTGCAAATGATGCATCTTGAACCACATACCATTTGGGCAATGCTTTTACAATGCTGGTATCCAGTGGATGATAATCTTTCAAGTTAGGAACTTCAATTACATCTCCGCTCATAAGTTTACGGCCAATTGTGTCCATCATATCATTATAATGGAATGTAATAAACAATGTATCATTGTTTAGAAATAATCCAAATTGTGTCAGATCAAAATCAATATCCGATACACGATAAACGCCGCGTTGAACATATACATCTGGATCGTATTGGCGATCCCTATTTTCTAACAATAATAAATCTTCAATAAAAAGAGGATTTGCAGTATCATAAACAGGCAATGTAGCATCTGCATTGCCGGGATCACCTGTGGATGGTCCAATGTATTTGTGGATATATATGTCAAGCCCGCCTATGGTGTACATTTCGGATATAGTTCTATCCAAAAATTTATAATCGGAGGTTTTATTTGGTCTATATAAACTTAAACGGGGCATAGTCTATTATTTAGCTATTCTTTTTGGCACTTGACCTGAAAAACAGCTTGTGCTATAATAACAGCATAATTAGCAGTTTGGAGAACCATATGAATGCAACACCCGCCCGTATCAAAGCACTGAACCCACGTAGCCCTGACACCAAAGTTCTAGGCGACGAACCCACATGGACAACCCAGCCCATCCCTCAACGCCGAGTTGGGGTGATATCAGCTGCATTCAATTGGTACAATTACTTTTACAGTAAAAAAGATGCCCGTGATATGGTTGTTGCATATTTAGAACACCACGGTCGTAAGGCAGACGTCAAACGCTTTCGCGGAGTAAGTGATAGTACTTTGCGCACAACCACTGCTTGGTTGTGCCGCATGAGTATGGTAGGACTGCAACTTACCGAGCATGAGCAAGAAAAACTTGACACAATGCTCAATGAAACACTTGACTCAAAACAACAAGAAGCAGCAGCAGCAGTAGATCCAAATGCAGCGGCTGTTGTCAAGATCACTATTCAAGATCGCTTGCGTGTAAAAGTAAGCGAATGTGCCGGCGAACTTGACGGTATGTTTGACGAGTTCATTGCCGACGGCGCCAAGATGAGTGCAAGCTACAAACCTATTTCTACTATCCGTGGCATGAACGTGGCACCGCAAATGATCAAGGACATTGCTAATATTTGGCAAGAAAAACTTCCAGAGTTTGAAGAAGCGCTTGCCGGAAAGGACAAAGATCTAAACGAAGCATACAGTCAGTTTACTAAAATTCAATTGCGCAACATAGTTAAGTTTTGTGAAACAGTGATCAACGACTGCGGTGCATACGTTCAAATCAAGAAAGTTGAACGCAAGCCACGCCAGACAAAAGTTGCCAGTCCTGAAAAACGTGCAGCAAAGTTCAAGTATCAAACTGAGTTTGCGGATCTTAAAATCAAAAGTTTGCCTGCTTCCAGTTTGGTGGACAAGAGCGAAGCCTGGTTGTACGATAGTAAAAAGCGTAAACTTATCCATGTGGTAGCGGACACACATGTGGGGTCGTTTACTGTAAAAAGCAACAGTATCATTGGGTTCTCAACAGTGGAAAGTCAGCAACGAACTGTGCGCAAACCTGCTGAAGTTATAAAAGCAATGAGCGCAGCAGGCAAGCCTGCTGCCAGGAAAATCTACAAAGACCTAACCACAACAGAAACTGTGTTCAACGGTCGCGGCACAGAGAACTTGATCATACTGAAATCGTGGTAAATAAGTAGGAACGGAGTTCCTACATGGCTATTGAAGTTGAAACAAGTCTTAATACATTAAAACAAGATCTAATTGAGTATGTGCGCCTACAACTGGGTGCTCAGATCATTGATCTTGAACTAGATGCTGAACATTACGAAGCTGCTTATCAACGTACACTAGGCGTTTATCGCCAACGTGCCCAAAACGCTTACGAAGAAAGCTATAGCTATTTGGAACTGGTAGACGGTGTTGCTCTTTATGATCTGCCACAGGAAGTTATTCAAGTCAAGCAAATCTTCCGTAGAACATTTGGAAATTCCCAAGGGCCGTTTGCATCAAACTTTGATCCATTTGCTCAGGCGCAGATGAGTGTTTACCTGATGAACTTCAACGTATCAGGTGGACTTGCTACATATGATTTCTACAGTCAATACGTTGAACTAGCCGCAAGAATGTTTGGTGGCTACATGAACTTTACATGGAATCCGGTTACTAAAAAACTACAATTGATACGTGATCCAAATGGCTCCGGCGAAAATGTATTGCTATGGACATATAACCTAAAGCCAGAATTTAATTTGTTGCGCGATTTTCAAATATCACAATGGGTGCGTGATTTTATGGTTGCCAACTGTAAAATGATCATCGGAGAAGCTCGTGAAAAGTTTGCGTCAATTGCTGGTCCACAAGGAGGTTCTACGCTAAACGGTTCTGCAATGAAATCCGAAGCACAAACACAAATGGATTTCTTGGTCCAGGATCTCAAGAACTATGTCGACGGTTCGGAGCCGTTGTACTGGGTAATTGGATAATGAGAGCAAGCGAATTTATAACCGAACACACGCTGGTCTGGGCACGTAAAAAAGGCAGCGGTACGCCTGTTATGAAATGGCGTTGCGCCAGCGGACCGCGCAAAGGACGCGTAGTGCCTACAGCATCCAAATGTGGCGATGCTCCGGACATAGCTGCAAAAGAACGTATGAAAAAAACTCGAGCCAAAACAAAAATCATACAAGCACGTAGGGCTAAAAAAACAAAAAAGATCAATCCAGCAAGTCGATTGGTCAGCCGTTTGAATAAAAAACGCTAGACAAACACTATTAAAGCTGTTATACTATACGTATGGCAGACCTTATGATAGATCTCGAAGGACTTGGAACAGGTCCTGACACAACAATACTAACTATAGCCGCGCAGAGTTTTGATCCTCTGGGCAACGGCTATAACGACCGCTTTTACTATGCTCGCATTGATCTGGAAAGTCAAGAAGCTCGTAGCATACAGCAAGACACAATAGATTGGTGGGCAACTCAACCTGCAGAAGCACGTGACGAAGCGTTCAACGAAGCAGATCGTATTCCGTTGGATCAAGCACTGGACGATCTTGGTAAAATAATATGGCAAAGCAAACGCATATGGGCACAAGGTCCCACATACGATATGAACATACTGGAACATGCATACAAAAGCTATAGCAAGCCGTTGCCGTGGATGTTCTATGTGGTTCGTGACAGCAGGACTGTGTTTGGTTTATGGCCAGAGTTGCCAAAGCCTCCCACAAGTCACCATGCATTAGAAGATTGCCGTAGACAGATTGACATGTTGCAGTTGACACTAAGACACTTAAACGTAAGAGAACTTTCGTGATTATTGGTGTATGTGGGTTCATTGGCAGCGGCAAAGATACTGTAGCTGATCATCTAGTGAACCTTTATGAATTTAGGCGAGAATCTTTTGCTAATAGTCTCAAAGATGCAGTGGCATACGTGTTTGGTTGGGACAGGACCATGCTTGAAGGGCGAACTAATCAAGCCCGAGACTGGAGAGAACAAGTAGACCCTTGGTGGGCTGACCGCTTAAATATGCCTAACTTGACTCCGCGCTGGGTACTACAATACTGGGGCACTGAAGTATGTCGTTTTGGATTTCACGACGACATTTGGATTGCATCGCTAGAAAACAAACTGCGCAATAGTCATGACAGTGTTGTTATTAGTGATTGTCGATTTCCGAACGAAATCACATCAATCAAAGCGCAAGGCGGCATTGTGGTGCGTGTAGTACGAGGCTCTGAACCCAGCTGGTTAGAGCATGCTAAAAATTATATGGCAGGTGAAAACGGAAACGTAGGCTGGGCACTGGGAAAACGCAACTTGGATTCGAACAACATACATGCTAGTGAATATTCGTGGGTAAACACTAAATTTGATGCAGTGTTAGACAACAATGGTACACTTGATGATTTGTATGACCAAGTTACAAGTCTGGTAACAAGTCCCCTGGTTGCCATGGCAGATCAGACTTTTTAATTTCAACA